TATCCTTTCGGACAAGGATCATTCAGTGACGGTATGCCTCTCGGCATTTCAGGCACGTTCAACTTTATGTTTGTCTTTCAGGCGGAACATAATATCCTCATGCATCCATTCCACATGGCAGGTGTGGCGGGTATGTTTGGCGGTGCTTTGTTTAGTGCTATGCACGGCTCACTGGTTACATCTTCACTTATTCGTGAAACCACAGGACTTGATTCACAAAATTATGGCTACAAGTTTGGACAAGAAGAAGAGACTTATAACATCGTCGCAGCCCATGGCTACTTCGGTCGTCTCATCTTCCAATACGCAAGTTTCAACAACTCTCGCAGTCTTCACTTCTTTCTTGCTTCTTGGCCTGTTATTTGTGTCTGGCTCACCTCAATGGGTATATGCACCATGGCCTTCAACTTGAATGGTTTTAACTTCAACCAATCAGTAGTTGATGCTTCAGGCAAGGTGGTACCAACATGGGGTGATGTTCTGAATCGCGCTAACCTCGGAATGGAAGTTATGCATGAGCGTAACGCTCACAATTTCCCATTAGACTTAGCTTCGGCTGAATCTAGTAAAATAGCTTTAACTGCTCCAACAGTGGGCTAACCGAGACATTATTGCCCCGCTTTGCGGGGCTCAACCCTATGGCAATACTTCCTCCTCGTCGATCTACTATTCAAGAGGCTGATCAAGCAGCTTCTTTCAGTATGAATAAAGAGGCATTAGCTCTGAATAATCAACCTGGGGAAGGTAATACTTATCAGAAAAATATAGTTCAACAACAGGGAATACAAAACGCTTATCAAAATCATCAAACAGCTAACAATCAATACGCTGTCAGCATGATTCAACAAGCCAGTAAATTAGCCCAAGCAAATAGCACTCAAGATAACTTGGCTAATAATCTTGCTTTATACGCAAAGACTATGACACAAGAACAAGCAGGTGTCCAAGGTATAGCTCCAGCTTTTGAATTATCTAATTTTATTAAAGCTCACGGACCAGAAGTTTTAGATCCACTTTTCTACTAAAACCAGTATTGTGATTTAAAAGGATTTCATGGAAATGAGACCTGCTGGTAAACAAGATGTCTACGAAATACTGGCAGGTGAAGAAGTTGTACCTGAAAATACGAGTCTGAATGAATTCTTAGATTTATATGATATTTTGGTCTCTAAAGGTTTTAGTGAGCAATTAGCCGAAAAAACTGCTATAGACATGATGGAGGGTAAAGAACCAAAAGCTAAACCTTCTGTACGTTTTGCCAAGATTTATGGTGGTCCATCCCCAAACTTTGGATCGAGCAGCAACTCTGATTTCTCAGCTTGAAGGAGTCGAGACAGAAGCATACGTTGATCCTGCTGGTCATACAACAATTTGTACGGGATTAACCCGTTATGAAAACGGTGAACCTGTCAGACAAGGCGATATATGTAGCGAAAGAGTATGTCATGAACACACAAAGTCGTTAATCGCAAAGGATTGTGTTCCTTTACTAGAAAAAATTCCTAGTTGGAGTCGCTTCGGAAGCAGAAGACAAGCTGCATTATTAAGTTTCGCTTGGAACAATGGTTTTGCTTTCTATGAACAGGATGATTTCAAAGATATTGCCGAATTATTGAAAGCAGGGAGCCTCAATCCTAGTATTTACAGCCAAGTTGGGGCTGAAATGTTGAATTATACGCAAATAAAAGGTCGAGAATCTCCTGCATTAACCTCTCGAAGATTATTAGAGAAAGAAGTATGGGATCGTGAAGCTAATTGTTGTTTAACGTTGCGTAATGTTGTTGATACCTACCTTAAGAGGGCACCAATAGATGCATTAGCTCTGTCAGATAGTGGAAAAATTAGATTTGAAGAAGGAGAAGAGATATCTTGCTCTGATATTCAAGAAATCCCGAATAGTACTCATAATTGGCTTGCATTAAACCCAAAAGGTGAAAGATGGGTGATTGATTGGAGGGATTGGGAGGTCGCTATGGAAAATATAGAACATAGATCACATGAATCTTACGAAGATTGGTTTGATTTGAATTGTTTTGTTGGAAAGTATTTAACTGTTGGAGAATTATTGCAATATGACTTAAGACGAGTACCAGACCAAGGTAGTCAAGAGGAGAACAATCTATTTCTTTTAGCTAGAGAGTTTAGTGCCGTGAGAGAGGGCTGGGGAGGCTCTATAGGCGTTTGTGGAGGCTTTAGACCTGAACCTATTAATCGAGAGATTGGAGGCGACCCAGACGATCCTTATAGCTATGGCAAAGCCTTAGATATTTATCCCTGTGGTGATGAGGTTAGCCATCTATTTAATTGGCTCAGACATCGATGGAGTGGAAGCCTTATAGATTACAGCGAGAAAGGATATATTCGATTAGATATGTCTGATATTGGTATTGGTCCTGCGCGTTTCTTAGGTCTTAGATAACTTTGATAGACATTGCTCCACTGTTGAACTGAACTGTATCACCTTGCTGTACATCAACGTTTGTAGTCAATTGACCAGATGCTAGGAAATTACCAGTTGTAGCTGAATCCCAAATACCGAAGTGGGTTAAAGTTGTTGGACTTGTATTTTGAGCACTAGTTGTTATTTGAGAAACAACAGCGTTCGTAATCTCATATCCACCACCACCAGCGGGACTAACTGAACTAAAAGTAGAACTGGCAATCGCTGTTCTTGTAGCAGAACCTTTGATAGTACTTGTTACATCATTATTCGTCCCTGCCGTTCCTGGGTCTGCAGTGTGGACAGTGACGTAGACGTTAGTAAGAGCAGAAGGAAAAGTAGAACTTTTCATCCAACTTAAAACCTTAGTCGCCAAATATTGAGAAAATGCCATACGTGTGTCGGAATTACTTGTCTAGAAATGGATTGGGTTTATGGGCCGTAGCCACCACCTGGGGTCGTAACAGTTAGCGTAGCAGTGTTGGAACTTGTTCCCGATGCGGTTCCGTTAACCCTCCAATACATCTTAAGTCTGCCGTAAGGAGACATTCTTAATTCTATTGTGCCTCGGCTATTTATGGTAATGTAACCAGAATTTTCGCTCATATTCGAAGAATGACCTTCTAGTTCTTTCAAGGTATTTTTCGGTGTAAGAGTTAATGAATTATCACAGGTACCAAACGCCTCTCCAAAAATCTTAATCAGAGCAATTCTGAGACTTGTCGTCAATGATCCAGTTGCTTGACCATAGATCAAGACGTAGCGCATGACTTGCAAGCTGACATTAAAAGGAAGTGCTTGCCATTGAGAATTACTGATTGTAAAGTAATATTCTCCTTGAGGTAGTTGTAATTGTCCTTCTAAAATATCTGTATTTAAAATTTCGTTTTTATATCCAAAGCCGTCTATATTTCTTTGGATCTGTTTACCATTTCCATCTAGTAGCCCAATGGAAATATATTGATCTTTATATTTCTGGATGGAATGTTTGGTAACCCTTAGATCTGATTCTCCATCTGTTGTGACTTTGAAGTAAAGAGTATATGCACCGACCTCTCCTCCGACATCTCCGGAAACCGTGGTATTTAAATTGACAACACGACCAAAATCTTTAGCTTTTGATAGGGAATTATATTTAACATGCTGCTTTCTTAAAAAAGACGCAGAACTCTTCTCGCTTCCACCATAAGCTCCTGTTAGTTTATTAATTGAACTGCTAACAGAAGTCAAATACGAGCAAAAAACAGTACTCGACTTTATTTTAGGTAAAAATAAAAGCCAGGTGCTTTTGCACGACAGCTGATCGCACAAAAATCGTTTTCTGTCTTTAGGAAACTACAAAAACTAAAGACTCCTGGCATATTAGCCTCTGACGTAGTTCTTCTTCGAGGCTTACGTATATTATCTAGCTTTGAGCTTATTTTTCATCATTTTTGGTATATAAGGATTAATAATATCAATCAAGACTGGCATAGCATCTTTTCTTATGCTGATTTCAAGAATGGTTGTTTGGTTCGAGTGGAGAACAGCAGGAATATCAAATGTTCTTAGCCAATTAGTAATATTTCGATATTCTTCTTCCGTATATTTACCTCTAATGGAACCTCTTTTCCCTACGAACCGACCTTGATCGATCCACAGAGATGCCATACCTTTTTTCCCGACAATATCTAACACTGTTGGAGATATGCAAGATTTATCTCTAGGACAAAGGATTTCATAGGCTCTCCATAAGCCTTGACCGTGAAATCGAATACGTTCTTTATCGTAAAAGCCATTTGTAGGTAATCGATCCTTGAATAGGTCGATTGGTCCTTCGTGATACGTCTTTAATTGTTTGAGTTGGTAGTTCAGGTAATCTCTTTCTGTTTCCCACCTAGAAAGTTCAAGCCAAGGTCTTTTTCTTCTCCCCTTCAGTGATAAGACTCCTTTGCCCAAGCTGTAACTCAGTACGTGCGTTACTAATTGAGCCGACATCCCATTGTTCTCCAGAGAATAGGTGTTTACGAGTTTTAGGAGCGTAATCTAAAAGTGCTGTTTGAATCTTCTTGGTTTCTTCTGGATTGAATCGTAATCGAGGTTTGACATAATTGCTATCAATTTCCGCTGCAGCCCCTGTTAACACTGATAGCCATTGAGAGAAAATAATCGCTTCTTCTAACATGGATCCGACTCTTGCGAGAATAGAAGATCCATCTCCTTGTAATCTTGCTCCTTCAGCCCACGTCCAAGCGGCAGCTTTAGCACCTAATAAATCCAAGGCCGTATGAGTGATTTGCCGTTCTCCTACGGGGTATAGCAAGTTATAAACTGGCCTTAATTTATTAGTAGAAACTCTAAAACGAAGAATAGATGTCGTTTTACCATTAGATCGCGGAGTAGTCTTATAGGGAACAATTTGAGCTTTTGTTTTGATAAATTGCTTGAATTCGTCTACTTTTTCTTCGAGAAAAGCTGATTCCGAAGATCCTGCCGTTAGCGTCAGTTGAATATATCCTCCTCCAGGAGTGCGATATGGAACAAGGCTGCCGTCAGAAATTAAAAGTCCGAGCAATCCTCGAACGTCAATAACATCCAAAGTTTTTCCCTATATGTATTCTTTATAGTAGTTAATAGCACGACGAATGTCGTGTTTTTGTTCACTATAAGTTTTCGGAGTTAGAGATCCCAGATGTGGATTGACAATGATTTCCCAAAACTGTTAGGAGCCGAGCTTTATAGGCCCCATCCCGGTTATATCATCGAGATGGCTGTAGAGCCTGTAGTGGTACACGACTTCGCTAAACAGCCGGGCCAAACGGTCCAGTTAGATAGGTATCGCTTCTGGGGAAATCCTGGTAATAAGGATTCCAGAGAGCGTACAGCGGATCAGACACTAGGTACAGCTTCTAGCAGAAATATCGTTAAGGACAAAGTACTTGTATCTCTAAAAGAGTATACAGGTCCTGCAGATCCTACCGATGCAACTTCTCCTTCAACCTTTAAGGTTGCTCGTGAGACATTGCTTACAGCACAGCGTCTTTTATTAGACACTGGTAACCTCAACGTTTTTCATCAGAGCATAGGTTCACTTACGCTTTTGGATGATTACAGACGTTGGAGAGACAGAGTCTTCGCTGACGAGCTATTCAAGGCTGAAGCAAACGGTAACTCTTCCGCTAGTGAAGGTGGTTACTACTATCCAGGTGGTGATGCAAAAGCTGCAGCAGCACCTTTCTTTACATACGCTGCTGGTACATCAGCAAAGTTTGATGTAAAGACTGACCTACTTCAGGTTGTTAAGGACATGCGTAAGCGCAACGTCCCAACATTCTCTGATGGGTACTACAGATGTATCGCTGATCCAACAGCAATGATGCATCTCAGACAGAACGACGCATTTAGAGAGATTGCTCGTTATGCAGGAAACGGCATGGTTAATCCTATGTCTCCTGAGCAAGCACCTAATGCCAACTTCTTCCAAGGTATGGGTCCAGCTTATGGACAAGCTGGTTTTGTAGCCGGTCAGCCGGTTATGCCAACCGGATTTTTGTTTGAGGGCGTAAGATGGTTCGAATCAACCAACTTGCCTGAGAAATCCATAAGTGCAAGCATCGCTGACGCCCCTGGTGGTGCTGGTGCTGCTACATACACAGCTGCTCCAATGTTGTTCTTCGGACCACAAGCAGTTGGTGTTGGTATTGGAGGTAACAATGCCCAGATCTTATTAAACAATAATGATGACTTTTCCCGCTTCATCATTATGATTTGGTCCTTGTTTGCTGGTTTTGAAATCCTTAATAAGGACTTCATAACTGTTGCTTACTCATTCGTATATTGAGGAGGTAACTAACAATGGCAAAACGTATTTATCCCGGTAACTGGGTTACTCAACTCAGTAGTTATCAAGGTCAGCCAGTCGTGGCTGTCCCAGGTCGTCAGTATTTCCAGAAAGTTGGATATGCATTAGTTGACGGCACAGGTGGCACAGAATTTGCTGTGACCATTCCTAGTCCTGATATGAGACAGGACGATAAGGTTCGTGCAAATATCACTAACCTCGTTCTCCCCGCAGGTGCAAGCGTCTACAACGTTGGTATTCGTGTGCCTGACATAAGGAAGGACAAAGCAGTTGGTGATGCTACTTCTGGACTTGTTGGTACTAACACTGACACCATTGCACTTAAGCCTGCAGCTGGTGATGCTGCTGACACAATCAGCACAACAGTAGTTTCTACTCCAACAGTCGCAGTTGCTCTGGCAACTATTGCTCCTACATCTGCACAGAAAAGTGTAGTTACAGCGGCAGTTTTGGCTGGATCAGAGACTCTTAAGGTCTACGTTCGCAACGCAGCCGGCAATGCAGCAGGTAGTAATCTATCTTCTACTGCAGCTGGTGGTACTCCAATCATCGTTGAAGTTTCATACTTCGTTGATGATGATGTTCCAGATGTTGAGTCAACATTCATTCCTTATATAACTGAGACCTAAACCAGGTTTCTCACTACAATATGGGCATCTCAAAAGGATGCCCTTTTTTATTGACATGTCGCTGTATCAAAATCAAAAAAATGGACAAATTGTAGAGTTTATTGGCCACCATGATAAAGATTGGGCAATGGTCAAAAATTCTGCAGGAGTTGTTCAGTACGTCGCTTTAGATGATCTTGTTTCCTACGAACCTAATAAAGGTAGGACAGGAGAGAAAATAGAACCTCAGTCTGCTGAAAAATCAAAAGACGAGGACAAGATTCCTGAGACTGCAATTCCAGTTGATACGAGATTAAACATTAATGTTGCAACTGCTGAAGGAATTGCTAAGTCTGTCAAAGGTATTGGGTATGCCACAGCAAAGAAAATTCTCGAACTTAGAATGTCTCTCCCCGGGGAGAAATTTAAGAACCTTGATCAACTCAGAAAGATTAGTCGAGTTGATTGGGATCAAGTTATAAAGGATGATTTAATTTACGTTGCTTAGAATAGAACGAAAGGCTTTTGTTTAGCGATTGGAATTAAACGACTACGATAAGAGCCGTTGCAGGTTTCACCTCGGCTACAACGTCGGTGCAAATTTACCTGCTGGAGATATAGCTCGTCTCGAAGAGGCGATGGCTCGTATTCCAGACAGTTATTTTTACACTCGTGTTATTGAACATTTAACTCGTTGCGATAAGGCTTATAAGCTTTCTCAAGTCTTCAGAGTTGAAACTCAGCCACAGCCAAGTCGAATCGAACGGATCACAGGTGACACAGATCGTGCCATCTATCAATCTGATCCTATTAAGGCTGACAAGGATTACAGAGAAATCTACTTAAGAGAAGTAGATCGATTAGCAGAAACTTTATATGTTGCTAATTACCGCAGAGATGAGGTTCGTCGATATGCGTTCGACAGATCTGGAGGAGAGTTTATTATGTCTGTAAAAGGTCCAGCAGATACTGCTGTTGGCACAAGAATAGCTCAAGCTGTTGGATCACAAAACTGGAGGTAACTCATGACTAGAAAAGCATCAAACAAAGGGCAAACAGGTCAAGGGTATCCCGGACAGTTTCCACAATACACAGCAACTAATATCAACAACTCTGTAGGTAGTTTTCCCGGACAGAAATGGGAACCTGTTGTATTAAATCAAAAAGGGAGAGGAAAAGACGAGAAGGCTAAAGAGATGGGGATGAATGCTGGAATGAAAGCACATGAGTTTGGCAAAATCAATCAACCTGCTCAAGACGCCTTCTCTCAGATAGGAAGCGAGATGACAGTAGCTCCTCCATCTAATCCAAATAAAACACTTAATAAATCAGGCAATGTCAATACTTTCTTAAGTGCAGTTAAAGCAGAATTTAATGATCAAAGCAGAGCTACTGCTTCCACAAAAGATTACAAGTTTGGAGCTCAAGTATCTTCTTTAGGTGTCAACCCTGCAGCAAATGCAAGTGAATCTGGTTTTGCGGTAGGCAATGACCCATTGAGAGCAGGATTTAACAGGTCAACTGCTATGGGAATTGTTCCTAACAGAAATCAAAAACCAGCATCAACAGATATTGATATGTTCCAACCAAGCAGTGCTCAGGTGAATGTCAATAAAGCGGGAGTTGAAATGGCTCAGAATAGCAACCCTGGCACTAGCCCTAATCCTGCTGACAGAAGTCAGTTATCAGGAGAAGGAGGAATGAAGGTTCAAGCTACGCCTAGTTTTACTGATTCTTTCGTAGCAAATGTGAGTCAGCAACTGAGTAGTACACCGTTAGCATGAGCACTCCTCAATTCAAAGGCTTTGATAAACCGAAAATGAAAGGCTCATATTTTGATCCTCCTCCTGTTCCTTTATTTTCTGGCCAACCCACAAGTCCTCGAGGTACTGAATCTCGAGGATTAAATACTGCACTAGGATTAATGCATAGTGGACCTCAGCGAGACATTCCGGCTGGGGAACCAGGAAGTCATCAAGGATGGGCTCCTGCTGGTCCAGGAATGTAGGCATAGAAAGCCTATAAAATTAATTAAGACGAGGTTTTAAATGGCAACCAGCAGTTCAAACAAGATGCCGCTTTTGGTCGACAGACCATTGCATTCGTTCGCAACACTTGGCGCGACGGCGGCTTTAACAACAGCAACCAACTTAAACACACCTGCACCTGCAGGATGTGTCTTACTAGTCGACTGTTCCGCTAATGACGGATCAGTGATTGATAGCTTATCAATTATTTGTAATGAAGCGACTACAACAACTTCTAATGTCATAGCATTCTTAAGTACAGCTACGACAGCAGCAAATATTACAACAGCGAACACTGTTGCAGTTGCGACGGGTACTATTGGATCTACCGCTATGGGGGATCGAACCAATATTGCCTTACCTCCTTTAACAGTACCAGTTCCTAATCTCGGAGGAACAACTGGTGTTAGCGAAACAGATAAGAAAAATACTGGGTTATATGTTCCATCAGGAGCGTTGTTATATGTCGGTTTAGATGTCGTGCTAAGTACTCCTAGTGCTGCAACTGTTGTTCACGTTTTAGCTCAAGGAGGATTCTTCTAATGTCATCAGCCGCTAGTACATCTTCTTTCTTAGACAATCTCTATCAATCCAAATTTGGTCGAGCACCTGATGCTGGCGGTAAAGCTTATTGGGCTAAAGCATTAGATTCAGGAAGCATAACCCCTGAGCAAGTATCTAAAAGTTTTGATGCTTCTCAAGAAGCAAAGGATAGAGCAGCTAAGAATATTGCGCCTGGGGTAAAAGATACTTCTAGTTTTCAAAAAGCAGCAGCAGCAGTTGCAGCAGCTTCACCATCTCCTGCTCCGGCTCCAGCACCTGCGCCTGCACCTGCACCTGCACCTGCACCTGCACCTGCACCGGCTCCTTCCCCTGCTCCTTCCCCTTCACCTTCAGCTTCACCTGCCCAAAGTACAAAAGAACAGGTAGAAGACTTATACAAATCAATATTGCATCGTGGATCAGACGAGGGTGGAAGTAACTATTGGACAGAAGAAATTGAATCGGGTAGACAAACGCTTGACCAAGTTCGAGGACACATAGAGGCTAGTGCGGAAGGACAAGAAGTCGATGATAATTTAAATTTCCTAGAAAATCTTTATAAATCTGATCTAGACAGAACTCAATCTCCTGACGCAGATGTAACTGATAGCGTCTTAGATACGAGTGGAAAAGAATATTGGATGAAAGCATTGGCTACAGGTTCTAGCCAAGAGGATGTAGCGAGAGCAGTTCGTCATTCCGATGAGTTTGAAGGTGCTGCTACTGATTGGATTAAAAATACTTACACTGATGTCCTTGGACGTGACTACGGCTATAAAGGCGAAGTCAACGATTCAGGGGATGGTGATCATCGAATGGATGATGAGGCAGGAGAAATTAGTGGAATGGATTATTGGCTTAACCACTTAAGAAGTGGAGATAGTCGTGACGATGTAAGAAATATGATTGCCAATACGGATGAAGGTTGGATACAGCAAATGTACACCGAACATTTAGATCGTGATGCAGGAGCAGAAGGAAGAACTTACTGGGGTGATGATTTAAAAGCGGGATCAACAAGAGAGGAAGTCCTCGCTAATATCAAACGTTCAGCAGAGTATCAATGTAAGAGCTCTGGAGGAGCTTGGAACGGTGCAAGTAGATCTTGTGGTTCTCCTGCACAGCCTTGTCCTGAAGGACAATCAAGAGATAGTGCAGGTAATTGTGTCGCTACTCCATCGGCTTGCCCTGCGGGACAGACAAGAAACTCCTCTGGTGCATGTGTTCCAGACCAACAACCTTGCCCTTCAGGACAAAGTCGTAACGCAGCAGGTACATGCGTGGCTGACAGCAGTCCTTGTCCTTCAGGTCAGACAAAAGATGCTAATGGTAATTGCATCAATACTAATGTCACTTGTGGCGCTGGTGAAAAATTAAACGCAGCAGGGACAGGTTGTATTCCCGATAATCCTGATCCTATTGTTTGTGGGGCTGGTCAAAAAGCTAATGCTAACGGGACAGGTTGTGTTCCTGACAATAGCGGAGGTGATACTTCTCCTACAGGCTCAGGACCCGGTGGCCCAGGAACTTGGTCTGGACCGGGAGACGACTCTGCTCCGATAGACGATCCTTCAGGTGCTTATTCAAAAGAGAATCCTACTCAGTCATACGACAACAAGAAAGCAGAATACGCACAATTATACGCTCACACTTTGCAAGACAAAGCAAACTTAGAGGGTGAGAATTACAAGCAACTTCAGAGAGAATTGCAGGGTTATATTGACGCCCAAAGAGATGATGAAACTTCGAGATTAAGAAGTGGTATCACGATTGGAGGTAATCAAGCAAGTCAAAGACCTAGCAACTTAAAGAGTGGATCTCCTAGCTATGGCAGTAAGTCCAGTGATAAAGGTTTGATTACTAGTGGACCAAAATATAAAGATGACAGACCTTATGCTCCTAGAGGAATGAAGAAAGGTTCTCCTATCTCTAGTTCTTACTTCGCAATGGCTGAGAGGTTCTAGCAATGGGTAAAGGATTGGGGGCGGCTTCCTTAGGTGGCGGCTTTGGTCTCCAACCGATTACTCGTGGCTTAAGGTCTAAAGCAAAAGGCTTATATCCTACTAAGACGACAGGAGCAGGGGAATATGGAACAATCGTTTTTCCTACTGTTCTAGAAAACTACAATCGCACGACAGATTACAAGCGTTGGCAATTAGGTCAAGCATATTATTACGGCACAGGTAGATCATGGGATGATGTTGCTTTGTACAGCAATACTCGTTTCTCTACAGGAGCCGTTAGTGGTGTGTCTAAAGATATTGTCACGATGTTCCCTAGTAAAACCAGTCCTGAAAGAACATGGTATGTAGGACTAAGAACAAGGGGAAGTATCATACTGCCTCAACCTCTCAATGCATCAGCAATTAGTACTTTTACTTCTGATCCTAATCCTGCAAACCATCGATTAGTTTATGACGTTAGTGGAGTATTAACTGCAACTCAAGTTGGTATCTTTAATGTTTTCATAGGAGATCAATTCGAAGACACGGCTAGCGGTCCTAATTATCCAGACGATGTTGTAGAAAAGCCAGAAGGAAGTATTGCTCTAACTCTTTTAGAAGCTAACGCAGGTGCGTTAACTTTAACGTTTGATTTATCAAAAGCGTTTACTCGTGTTCGGAAAAATAATACGTTGTATTGGAAACAAATAGATTACGATCCTGCTTCTCCCCCTGAGTGGAACACTAGTGGTCGCCATTTATGTTCTTCTCATAAGTTGTTTTGTTGTTGTCCTGATCATCTAGGAGGCGCTTTAGCAAATTTAGAATTTCCAAAAGAATCAGGAGGAATGGACAGCTTCCCTTTACCTAACGCTAGTCGTACTGTTTTTTCTCAATGGGAGAAAGAAGGTGCGGGTTATTACAGACAATGGAGAAGCCTGCCTCAACGTATTGACGAAAGAAGAGAATGCAAGCATATGCATGCAATGAGGTGGGAGTGTGGTTGTCCTTGGTATGAACCTAATGATTATCCAATAAATGAAAATGAATTTAGCACTTTTAGTAATCAATTAGAACGTGATTTTGGGGATGAAGTTTATTCTGAATACAATGCACGACATCGGATCAATTACGACCGATACATTCTCTCATTAGCAGAAGTTGTCGGTATTAACTTATTTCCTGGAGGAGATGTTCGAGATAATATTCGACCTTCATCATTGCCTATGCTATGGAATGATCCTACTGAACCTGAAATTAGTTGGTGTCGACAAAATGATTGGTGGCTAAAAAGAGGTACTCAACAAATGAGAATTTTTAATAGTGCTACTCAAAAATTCGAATCGATTGTCACACAAGGAGGAATCGAATTTCCAATGATTGAATCTGTGAAAGGTGGTTCAGCCAATGCTCCAGTCATTATCAAGTAAAATCAAACTATGGCGTATTACCCAGAAAATACTGGTGGCATTATCGCCGCTATTAATGCCTGCATACTTGCAGCGGGAGGTACAGTGACCAGTTATAACAACAATACTGGTGGAATAATCCAAGCATTACTTGCCTTACAGACAGCCATCGGAGGCATGGGAGGAGGTTCTGCTGTTGAGATAGAACTCACGGCAGGAGAAGTCTTAGCAAAAGGAGACGCTGTTTATATTGATAGCAATGGGGAATTGTTGAAAGCTGTTCATGATGACACGAGAGACAAGGCTACCGTTGCAGGTGTTATCAAGACTGACGTAGCTAGTGGTCAAGCCGCAAAATTAGTCTTTGCTGGAAAAGTTGATTTAAGTGGTTGGAGTGGAGCAGCTTTAACTCCTGGAGATAGATATTTTTTAAGTGGCTCTGGCGCACTATCGACTACGGCTCCATCGGCATCTGGAGAATATGTAGTGTTAGTAGGTGAGGCATTAGATGCTAACACTTTGGCTCTGAATACTGACGTTCCTGTACTTCTAAGTTAATGGCAGATCGCAAACCCATTGTTTATGTCGGTGGCTACCCACAGGAATTAGCTGCTGGAGACAGGTTAAGTGGTGTCGGAACTGTTACAGTCTCCAATACAGCACCTTCTTCTCCGACTGTCGGTGATCTTTGGTTAGATCAGAATTCTAATATTTTAAAAGTTTGGGATGGTTCGGCTTGGACAGAACCAAGTGAATCATTATCAACAGTTGTCATTGCTGCAACTGCGCCTACTAGTCCTACTAATGGATTGTTATGGTTCGACTCTTCCAGTAAGCAATTAAAAATTTATGTTGCCGCCACAACATCTTGGGAACCAGCAGATTCTGTTACTATTGCAGCGACGGCTCCTTCATCCCCTTTAACAGGAGAATATTGGTGGGACACAACAGCAACCAGACTCAAGTTTTATACAGGTAGTGCTTGGGCTGAGATTGGACATAAAACTTTTAGCAGTGCTTCAGCACCGACCTCTGGAATGGTTGAAGGTGATTGGTGGTATAACTCAACATCGGGAGCCTTTAGTATGTATATAGCAGGATCCATTAACGCTTGGGCTGTCGTGAGTAGCGGTGGTGGAAGCGGTGGAGGAGGATCTGTTAACGACATCCTTGCGTATGGTTAATGGCAACGTTTAAGAAGGCTAATCTCCCTTTTGGTTCGGCTACTTATCCAAGTAGTGGAGCGACAAATATTTTTACACACCCTGGTTCTACTGACAAGGCAAGTGTGATTGTAGGATTATCCGTTTCTAATACAAGTAAGTTTGACCTTCCATGTGATGTTTGGCTAAAAAAAGGAGGTACATCAGAACCTCATTACATAGCTAAAGACAGAACAGTCAAAGCTGGTGAAACAATTCAATTGATCGATAGCGGTCAAAAGGTTGTTTTAGAATATGCATCATCAACTGCAGACGCTCTATGGGCGAATGCTCCTACAGTAGATGGAAGCAGTACTACAACCTTTAGCTGTTGGTTATCTATTTATGAGGACGTTAACTAATGAGCCTTGATTCAATTAGTCTCGTCAAAGAAGTCGAGACTCCCGCAACCGTCGAATTTAAAGAACCCACAGGCAAAATCGCTTATGGTTTCTTATTTAATCGTTTGACAGGTTCTTTAGACGTTCTACGTCATGAAGACGGATCCTTTGTGAAGATGAAGGATAATATTAATAATATAATTAGTGATGATGACTATACCACAGTTGTATGGTCGAACAAGCTTCTTAACTTCAGTTGGGCAGCACCAAGTACAAATTACACAGGACACTTACAGGTTGAAATCGTATGAGCACTGTTATTGATCTCGGTAAACTACGATTTCTCTTTCGTGGTGACTATGCCAACGGTACTAGCTATGAACTAAATGATGTTGTCACCTACGGTGGTAACTCCTATGTCTACATAAACGTTACCACTGCCTCTGGAAACATTCCAGATAATACAACTTACTGGTCTTTAATGAGCAGGGGGTTAACTTTAAGAGGCAATTGGGACTCTGCAACTCAATATGTAGCAGGTGATTTAGTCAAATTAAATGGTATTGTTTACAAGTGCAAGGCGACAACAACCAACAACGAGCCTCCTAATGCAACATATTGGGAAGATTGGGTAGAAGGTTTCCATTACACCGGTAATTGGAGCGCTGCAACTGCTTACAAGCGTAACGATATAGCAATACAAAACGGTGTGAACTATGTTTGCATCCTTGCTCATACCAACCAAGACCCTCCTAATGGTACTTATTGGAATGTATTTGCAGAAGGTTTTAATGATACAGGAGATTGGAGTTCCGCTACTGAGTATCACGTTAATGATTTAGCAACATTAAACGGAATTATTTACAAATGTAAGGCAGATAATACAAACCAAGAACCTCCTAACGGCACTTATTGGGATCTATTTACTTCAGGTTTTAACTGGACAGGTGCGTACAACGCCGCGACTCCATACAAAATCAACGATATTCTGAACGTTAATGGAGTGCAGTACAGATGTAAGCAAGCAAGTACAGGTAATGAGCCTCCTAATAACACCTATTTTGACGAATATCTACAAGGATATAATCATTTAGGTCTATGGAATATTGCGACCAACTACAAGATCAATGACATTATTAAACATGGTGGTACGCAGTGGAGAGCTAAACAAGCGAACGTAGGACAAGAGCCACCAAGTGCTGCTGATTGGGACGTCTTTGTTGATGGTGTTAACTTCGTAGGTACATGGGGAGCAGGGAGTACTTATAACGTTGGTGATGTTGCATTCCATCAGGGACAACAATATAAGTGTTTAATAGATAACACTTCTAGCTCCAGCTTCTTAGCTGATTTTGTTACTAGTAGCAAATGGGAGAGATTTACAACAGGAACCTTCTATAGAGGTGGTTATTCTGACGCAACTGAATACTTTAAAAATGATCTAGTAACAACTGGTAGTTCTCCAAACTTAAACCTCTATATCAATATCAACGATCATACTTCTAATGGCGCATCACTAACAGATGCAACAGAAGTAGCTAATTGGATGGTTCTTATAGCAGGACAATGGCAGGCCACCGCTGATGTGACTCTTCGTTCGTTCTTCTATGGCGTCATGAACTGATGCCTTTATTTAAAAGGTTGCAGAAGAAAATAGCCAAGCAAGAAACACTTGCTAATTTTATAGACGAAAAAAATAAGCAATCAACACGACGTCGATTGAAGGCACGAGCTAAACTACGAATACGTGTAGAAAAGAATGGTGACTTCGGAATTGGTCCTTAGTTATTCCTATCTACTCTATACTTGTTAATGACAGGGTATTACCTACCCGAAACTTTGAATAGTACACATGGCCTCTGGAATTAAGGGTACCAACAAACCTGCTAGTGGAAGTTCATCTTTTGATTACTCAACAACGCCTTTATTTACCGCAAGTGCTACTACTACGGTAATTTTGTCAGCGTGTAATCAGAACTCTACTGACGATACAATTCGTATTTGCGTCGCTCCTGGTTCAGATTCTGCAACCTCTGGAACGATTAGCGCTGGTTATTACTTGGAATATGATTACCCACTAGCTGGAAATACAGCAATAGAAAGAACAGGAATCACGCTAGAAGCAAGTAGCCGTATGTGGGTCGGCAGTGGTGGTGGAAATGTCTCATTTGTGGCCTACGGCCTCGAATCATAAGAGGTAATTATGGGACGTAAACTTTCTTTCTCAGGTGCAGTACCTGACGCAAAAAGGGATTGGGAAACCAAGACCAGTGCTTACACAGCTGTCTCAGGCGATGCTCTGCTCTTAGATTCTTCTGGGGGAGGGTTTACTGTTACATTACCTGCTTCTCCTCAAGAAGACGACTACGTTGATTTTGCTGATGGCGCAGGTAGCTTAGGCACAAATAACGTCACGATTGCTCGCAACAGTCAAAAGATTTGCGGCGCTGAAGACGACTTAGAATGTAACTTAAAGAACGTGGGCTGGACCCTAGTTTACAAAGACTCAACCCAAGGCTGGAGGATCGCTTAATGACTGTCTTATTATCTACACTGATTGGTGCTGGCGGTGCAGACGAAGCAGAGGATAACCGAGAATTTAAAAATTACCAAGATTGGTACGGTTATTATGCTGGTGGACAAAGTGATAACTATAACTTTGCTACTCCTCAATCCACAAGAGATGCTGGAAATACTGATGGAGGAACAGGTACTGGTGCTCAAAACAGAAGAGCAGCAGACAACTCTACATTCACTTGGACTGTACCTACTGGTGTTTCTAAAGTTAGGGTCACATGCCTAGGAGGAGGTGGTGGCGGTGGTCACTATCGTTCTCATTATTATGGTGATTCTGGTGGCTCAGGGGCTGGTTTTGCTAGTGGAGAATATAACGTTACTGCAGGAGAGAACTTAACGATCTTCGTAGGACGTGGTGGTTGGGGTAAATTTAGAACCACAGGTTGGGGTGGTTCCGGACAAGATACTTACGTCCAAGCTGTGAGTGGTGGTTCTGGTCATATAAACGTGCAAGCTGGAGGAGGAGGTAGAGGATATCATCAAACCAACGTTGATCCCCCAGGGTCTGGAACTGTTAGTGGGTCTGATTTAGTATCAGGTACCAACTTGGCATTTACCGGTGGTCGTGGTGGTTATGGTTCTCCTAATGGTTTTGGATGGGGTCCAGAAGGCTACCCATCAGGTGGCGGTGGATCATGTGCTAGCTATAAGGGTGATGGGTATAGAGGAGGTAACGGAGACAATGGTGGATATTCCTTTGGTGCCGGCGGTGGCGGCGGCATAGGAGGAAGAGGTGGAGACGTCTCAGGTAATAACAGCCCTAGTAATAATGAGTTCTGGTCAGCTGGTGGTGGTGGATCAAATGGACAAGGTACTAACTGGACTCCTAGTGGCCCACAATCTAGTTTCAACTCTAAAGGTGGCGATGGTGCTTCCTTTGTAAGTGCTGATGGTGGCGGTGGTTATACAGGACAAGGCTTTAAGAACGTGACAGGTCAAGGCGGTTCGCCAATGTATAACGGCTATAACAGTAGTAATTGGTTCCTTGAAGGCAGTGGAAGTCGCTACGGTGATGGATATGCAAAGGCTTACAATGACTACAGTGCCGGCGGTAGCGGTGGCGGTGGTTCAAACCAATACGAGCAAGGCTTTGTTGGATCTCCCAGTGGTGGTGGTGCAACTAGCTACCCAAGTGCTAAGTGCTTTAACGGCGTATTAGGAAGACTATTCGGAGGAGGCGGAGCAGGAGCTCCTAGGGCTGACTCTAACTTTGGTGGTCAGTGCTTCAGTGCTGGTCAAGGTGGTGCCGGTGCAGGTGGTGGTGGTGCTGCTTCTACTGAAAACAACAACCAAAACGATTACAACAACTGGACTAGCTATAACACATTTAGCGTGACTGATTTAGCTTGGTATGCTAATGACAACAAGCTTGCTGATAACAATTTTAGACTGAACGGTAACGGAGGACACGGTGGAGCCCTAGGCGGAGGAGGCGGTGGTAATAGCCGTCAAGGAGCTTTTGGTGGTGCTGGTGGAATCGGCGCTGGCGGTGGTGGTTGTCATGGTCATTATGAGCCTAGTGGTGAAGGACTTTCTGGTGCGGGTGGCCCAGGTTACGTTCTCATCGAATGGTAATAGAATAAAAGTAAATTAATCAAATCGAAACATGGCACCTTGGGCAAAAATTGGAGATCTTCCAAAATTAGGCGGAGGAACTGAGAAGGGCGTAATTAGTATTATTGGTGCAGCAGCTGCTCCCGATTCTACTTACGTTGCCTGTGATGATTCTGTCGTCGAAGGAGCTTCTTATAACGCAGCTACTGAGACTTTTGGTGATCTCGTATGGGATGTTTCAAAAGAAACGGCAAGCGTTCCAGAAGACGGTGAAAAATACGCTACTGAGTTTAAAGGTTAATCCTGAATTCTTTGTTCTGCATAGATAGGAATTAGAGCTACGATACTCGTAGCTTTATACCTGATATGGCAGAAAAAATAAAAGAGTGGACGGAAGAGGAGAAATCTGATAAGTCGGAAAAACCTAATAAGCATATAGGAAAAAATCCAATCATTCAAAAAAACTTCGGTTCTCCAAGAGAATACGATAGTTTTAAGATTGGCGAATTTCGTCATGATCTTTTTTCAACACCTATTTATTTAGGTGATGATTCTAACCATGCAGAGATTACTGATGAATACACTCAGAAAGGATACGACTTACTCAATAGCTTAGATAAAGTAGGCACTGTCTCAGAAGGTTGGCTAGAAGGTCAAGCAACTGATGATAAAAAAGTTAAAGATACAAGAGGAACTACTAGTTTTTTTAATGGTAATTTAGCTGCACATCCTGAGTGGGATAAATTAAATGGCTATATATTAGGCATGGCCTTACGGATGTTATCTGATACGATACCAAACGACTTACTAAAAGGTTTTACTATTGCTAATAGTTGGGTGACGTTATATCCAGATCAAGCGTATGTTCCTGAGCATATTCATTCTTGTTTTGAAATTAGTGGAGTGTATTATTTAAAAGCTCAAGGAGGGGAGAATTCTGGGATGCTTGCTTTGAGAGATCCGGCTTGGGTAGCTAAAACTATGAATATTTGGGGACCAGGATCAAGAATTTTTCCCGGACCTAGTACTAATATGACATTTCCTACTAGAACTGGAATGATGGTTTTATTTCCGTCATGGCTACCTCATTCGACTTTACCTAATAATTCAGGGGAAGACCGAATGATTTATAGTTTTAACTTGATAACTGACAATGCACGACTTAGATTAGTTCATAATCATGGAGACTTGAATAGGTAATGTTAGGAGATTATTGGGTCGTACCAGAAGTTTTGACAAAAAAAGGTTGTCAAGTGCTGATTGACTATGGCGATGCAAAGTGTCAACAGTCAAGGGTTAATACTGGTTCAGAATTAGTAGAAACAAAGCGTAGGTCTAAAAATACTTGGATCGATCCTAAAGACTTAGAGAAGGAAGAATATGGTGATTTAAGGTTTGCTTTTCGATTTGTTATTCAAGCCTATTTAAAAGCCGCAAATGAAGTATTTAAAACTCCTATTGATTACTTAGAACAAGTTCAATTTACTAAATATGAAAAAGGAGATTTTTATCAATGGCACATGGATGCAGCATCAGAAGTAGATACACCTGCTTCCTTTAGAGACGTGTCTGCAACGATGCTACTTTCTGAACATGACGAAGATTTCGAAGGTGGTTTTTTAAAATTCTTTCCTCATCCTGCTCCAGCCAGAAAATTTAAACAAGGTGATTTAATTGTCTTTCCTTCCTTATATCCCCACAAAGTATCTCACGTAAGATCAGGCACGAGATACTCTTTAGTGATTTGGGGAGGAGGTTTACATCCTGAAAAGTATTTCAGAATGAAAAAGCAACAAGAGCTTAATAGACAAGCTAAAAAAGATGGTAGTTGGGGAGTGGCATCAGAACCATGAACGTAGGATATTTACCATTATTTGCATCAAATGTTTTTTATTTAAAAGCAGAGCATATTGATGTCAAACCGTTAAAGGATATCAAGAGTGGTTTTGTTAAAGCTGCTCAATACTCGGGAGAAGATGTTGGGGTTATCGATACGAGCCAACCAGATTTTCAAGTGTTAGACAAGATACCAGAAACTAAAAAAGCTTTACTGGAAATTTTCAACAGGCTTAATTACGACTTATTGAAATATACCAATGAATGGGCTATCTCTACTTCTTGGATTAATGTCACTGAAAAAGGATTAGACGGTCAAGTCCATAATCATCGCAATTGTTTTTATAGTGGTATTTTTTATTTCGATGATTACGAAGAAGAAGGAGTGGCTCCTTTAGAAATCATGACACCATTACAATATCATGGCAGCTATCAACTCCGAAGACAAAATGATATGGAAGACACTCCTATAACTCTTGCTGAGCAATGGGTTATTCCTCCTGAACGTCAAAAATTAATTCTTTTTCCAAGTTATTTAAATCACAAAATCGGCAGACAGAAAGGTGATAAACCTAGGTATTCCTTAGCTTTCAATATCGTTCCCATCCCTCCTTATGGTGTTGCAGATTCACAGGCACTTGATTTGTCAAAGTAGCATAGCTATTGTCTGAAAACATCAGGAGCATTATGGAAGACACGATGACCCCTTTGCAAAGGGTAAGAAACAATCAGAACAGATCTGAATATATGAGCTATCTGTATGATCTGTATCACAGAGATGATGCACCAATACCTCTCAGGAATACTTATACAGGACTAGCTGAATTACATGCTAAACATTTAGGTAGAAAAGAAATTGATCGTCAAGTGGAGTTATGGCATGACGACAAACATCAGGGTCAGATTCGTGCATATGATGCAGCAAATCCTGTACATCTTGATTTCGATCCTATACAAACTAATGATGAAACTCAGACATCCGATTAGTACTCCACAGCAAAAGGTAACTGCTGTTGTGGCTACAAGAGATTTTCTTTTACGTCTAACGAATGTAAAGGAAACACCACGTATTCCTAGAGAAGTACGACGAGAGGCTAAAACCTTATTGCGTCATTATCCTTTAGTGTCGGAATTAAAACCTGCGTTAGAAAAAGAATTTAAGATTTAATCCCTTTTCAGAAGTTAAAATAAGAGATAAAAAGAAATTAACTGCTCATAATGGCTTTGACTCAAACAACCGTAAAATTCAATATATCTCCCAATGGGGTAGTGACTGAGGAGGTTATTGGTGTCTCTTGTAATCAATGTGAAACGACAACTAAACACATTGAAGAGAATCTAGGAGAAGTATCAAATAGGTCTTATAAGACTGACTATTACGAGCCTTGTCCTATTGATAAGCCTCAGATACTGGCACAAAGCGAATAAAATTGTTACAAATTGTGTATAAAATGAGAACTGTTATTTAAAATAATCAGTTCTGTGTTAAAGACTGCATACGCTGCTTCTGCACTTGCCTTAGTGCTAGCTCCAGCAACATTTGCTGGCCCTTATCTCAATGTCGAAACTAATGCTAGTTGGACAGATAAGAAATATACAAACGCTACTACCGACGTTCACGTTGGTTACGCAGGTGCTAATGATACTGGTAAGGTTTCTTACTACTTACAAGGTGGACCAGCATTCGTAGCTGTTAAAGATCAAGATTCTGAGACTCGTTTGTCAGGAAAAGCTGGTGGAAGCATTGCTATCACTGAAGCTACTGATGTTTACGGTGAAGTTTCTTTCCTTACAGGTGAAGAGAAAGAAGATTTCGGTACAGGTGGAAAGGTAGGAGTTAAGTACAGCTTCTAGTCGTAATCAGGATCCTAGGACTTATTACTATATAGAATAGGTAATGAGTCTTAGTTCCTATTTGTAGATGTCGGCATCAATAAAAAGACATGCTGGGATGGATCCCCAGTTGCTGGCTTTATTAGCGGCTTCTTCCTTAACAGGAGCAGGTACTAGTGCTGTCGGTGTAGCCGATTGGTTCATGGGTGATTCTAAGGCATGGAACTCCGGTGAAATTCCTTTAAATTATTTAATTGCCATGATGCCTGCCATGGGTGTGGCAGCAGGACGAGGAGCATATACATTAGCTGACCCAGTATTAAGAGAACAGTTTTTAAATGAGTGGGCAGAATTAACAAGAAAAAATCCAGATGGTACTATTCCTAAAAAAGGAACTTACAGTGATGCAGGGCCATTTAAACATGGCAAATATGGTTTTGATTTAGATCCACAAGGTTTTGGTTATGAAGTTAGAAGACCTGTTGATATAGATAGTATTCCTAATCCTGATAATCCTGGAGTTTCACCTAACAGAGTTAAGAGAGCAGCTGCTGGTTTACCTAATGCTTATTCTGTTAACGACTATGTAACGGCTAATCAAGGTGTATTAAATAGAGCTAACAAGAGAAGAGCAGGAGCCGCGTTGATTGGAGCTTTACTCGGAGCAGGAGTCGCTATACCTAAATTCAGAGATGACGACGGAAACAACGCCCCATTACCTCCTGTATAACAATGGAACTCGCTGGCAAAAAACTGGGACTTACCCCAACAACTGTTGGAGATATTGCCCAAGCAACACAAGAAGGCAAATCTGCTGAGAACGTCAACATGTTCACTCAGGCTATGAAAGCTCTGAGTTCTTTTTTTGGACCTAGAGAAGGTGAATTCAATACTGGAACAGGCGTTCAACCAGAAGGAATGCATCCTTACCAAAAGGAACTCTTGTTGCAAAGACAGATGCAGGAAGCGAGAGAGGAGGCTAAGAGGAAATCAGAATTGGCGCCAGGAATAAGTGATCTTCTTTATAGAGGTAACACAGGATTACAAAAAACCGATCGTTTATATTCAGGTGAGGGCTGGGGACCTTAATGCCTAAGCGGATTAGCAAAGAAGAATTTGACGCTCTTTTTGGCAATAAAAGAAAAAGAGATGCTGGAGGCTACGAGGATCCTTCTCGTGAGAAAGAAGAGTGGGGTACATCGGAAAGATGGAGAAGAGGTAATGATAAAGCAAGAAGGAAAGAAAACGATGTACCTCCTGAGCTCTTAAGAAGAGAAAAATATGCTAATTCCGTCATAGAAAATGAGGGTGAGATTGCACCTGGATTTCAAACTGATGCTCAAAAGGCTTACATAGCTGCAGAGCTATTAAAAGCTCATAAAGCTGGAATTGTCAAAGCTCAAGCTAGTCCACCTCCTCCAACAGACATATTAAATGCACCGAAGCCAACCAGTGCTACAGGAGACCCATGGTTGGACGGTCCTTCTTCTAGTCCTCAAGATTACTTTAATATTCGACGATCTGTAGATAGGACTGATCCATGGGGCGGAGGAAGTGTACCTCCTAATCAGGTTCCTCCTAGTTCTAGACAGCCATATATTCATCCTGAGGATTTGCAATTAGCAATTCGAATGCTTAATGAAGCTCAAGGAGCTCAATCACCCACTGGCAATCGACTGGGTATGAAGTTTTCGCCTGAATTATTAGCTGCCTTATTAGTACCCTCTGCTGTAGTATCACCTCTAGTCCTTGATGAAATAGGAAAACCGAAAGAAATTTATGAAAAAGCCTTACAAAAAACTTATTAAACTAAGCAAAAAAGCCGAGCAATGTTCTACTAGAGAAGAGGCTCAACTTCTCATTAAAAAAGCCAGTAAATGGCATAAAAAATTACAATCAATTTAATGAATTTTTACAGTGATCCAGCAGCTTTTCAGCTTGCTATTCTATTTCCGTTTATTCCGTTAATTTGCGTAGGAATTGTGACTTTCGCTTTAGGTTATGAAATGCGTGATGATAACGATGATGATGACGATGATCGAGGTACTTTAGTTCCTGTAATGTATCCTGCGTCTTAATCGTCAACAGGTTTAAAAACTTCTACAAATGCATGACATTTAGGGCATGTCAGGATTGTTACGATAGACCATTCATCCATTAGATTGGGATCAACTGTTTTGTCTGGGCCGCGATTCAAAGGAGTATTGCAATAAAGACAGTTCATATTTTAAAAAGCCTAATATTAATGTAGCGGTTTAACACTACATGGCTACTGAAGCTCAAATTCAGCCTCCTGCAGAGGTAAAAAAGAAAGGTGTCTTTCAGCACTTGAAAGAGAAGTTAGACGATAAAGAAGAACAATTTGAGTACATCTCAGTACTCGTGAGATTGGTAGTAGTTGCGTGGTCCGGGGCATTAGTGACCTTAAATTATTTGCCAGAAATTCCTGGATTGACGTCAGGGGAAAAGCAGGATATAACTTTTCCGGCTTCTCTCCTGGCTTCGTCGCTTGCAAGTTTTGGCCTGGATAAGAGTGCCAAGAAGAAAGGTGATGGAACGTATGACGCTAGTGGAGACGATAAGCCTTTAAGTAAAAAAGAGATGTTGGCTTTGATGAATACAGGGGGTGGTTTCCAAACAATTCGTGTAGAGACTCCTATTAAAATATTGGGAGCAGATGTAATTGATTCTTCTAAGAAATCATGACTTGCGACAATCCTTCACACGTAGACGCTTCTCAAGAGACTCGTCTCACAGTACAAGCTCTTAAGATCGAAAGATTAGAGGAGAAGCAAGACGAGTTACGTGAACGTCTTAAGGCTGTAGAGAAGTGGGTGATAGGTGCGGCAGCAGTACTAGCAGCCGGAGTAACCTTGATAGGTTTTGCTACTAATATATCGAAGGCATATTTATGATCGAAAAAACAGTAGACCCACAATTAATTTTTTTTATAGGTAGCTTAGTAACCATTCTTTTGGGTGCTATAAGCTACGGAATTTACTTGACTCTTGGAAGTGGATCTAAAGATTTAAGAGATCCTATTGATGAACATGCCAAGATGCACGAGTTGGGTATAGCTCACGGACATCGAAAAAAATAATTACCTACTATAAGTAGAGACGTCTGAATTTTTCCCATGAAGCGCGTAGTATTACCAGCGCTGTTGATTACATCCCTTGCAGCACCTGCGATGGCAGACATAACGCATAGTCTGAGTTCTTCGGTACAGCTGACTGTGGATGGCGCTAGCTCAGTTGCAACAAGGCTGGGTTCGACTTACGCGGTTAGCGGCACAAATATTAAAGTTGGCACCGGTAATAACGATGTTTTTGGTGGATTAACCGCTGGATCGGCTACGGCAGCAGCCACAATTAAGGCCGGGACCTACGTGCAAAATACCCCCGGAAATCAGTTCAGTTTTTCAGAAAGTTGGCTACAAGGGGACGCTATACCTGGTATTAACGCCGGTTCAACTGTGTCATCAACAACCGGACAAGTCGCATCTATTCCGGCGTTTGGATCGACTACGACTTTTGCTGGGGGAACAAAAGGTACGTTAGCTGGTGGAGTCTCAAGTTTAGCTGGTGGAACAATAACTTCATTAACAGCCGGTGGATCAGGTACAACGGCGATTGGACAATTTATATCTACTCTTAATGTGAAGTAGATGAGCCATGTATTCAGCGTTCGAGAGACCGGCTGCCCTGATTGCTGGCGTAATGTGGAAATCAAAGTTTGCTGTACTTGCGGTGGCTGCTCTTGCCACACCTGCAAATGCGGTCCCAGTAGTACCGAATTTTTCATCCGGCCAGCTTACTCAGACTACGACATCGCGGTCTGTGATATCTGAGTCGATAGTATCAGAAGATTTTGCGACAGGCTGGCAATACACTGTGTCCGGCACAGGGATTTCTCTAAATGGTGCATCTATTGAACCATCTGCCATAATCAATACAAATACAACTGCCGCGTCAGGAATAACTACCAAATGGACAGGCTTAGACGTGAACAACAAGCCAAATTGGACTCTGACAAATCCAGGGGGATCATTCCAATTTCAATCCAGTTACTCCGGACCCGGACTCCAGAATCGCACGACCATAACGAGGACCATAGAAACGGACACAACGATAGAATCGGTTTCCGTATTTTCTCAGTGATACCAAGGGTTCTTAGCGTTTTAATGCTATTTCCTTTTTGTCCTATCGTCAAGGCAAGTGACGTAGGAGGAATCTCTGCTACCTCTAATCCGGTCGCTAATTCATCCGGTCAAGCGAATGTCAACGCATACCAAGTGTTGACAGGAAATTTCATGCAATCAGGTTTTACTAATGGTGTTGTTTGCCAATCTGAGACATTAACAATATCTCCTTACGTTGGTCGTTCTGCAAATATTAAAGAACCTTTTTTCGAAACTTACGAAGATCCAGTATACGATGTTCGAGATTTAGATGGTGATGGTGCTCCTGATAATCCTGGAGATATCTTGTGGTACAAAACAGTACAAACCCTGCAGAAAGATAACTACTCCTTAAACATGGGAGTCACGGCTCAATGGAGTCGGCCACTAGATAAGGAGATGATGTCTCTTTGTAAGGATGCTGCTGCTACTGAAATCGCTTTAAGAAAGGCGACATTGAATTTACGAGTCTTAGATTATGAAATTTCTCGTCTCAAGCATTGTGGCAATTTAGCTAAGGAGGGCATTGTATGGGATCCGACCAGCAAATACAAAGTGATATGTGAGGACGTTTTATTAACTTCGCCTCCCGGAGTGTTATTAAATCACAGTCATTCAATTGATCCTATTACTTTCGATTCTTCCTCTGCTCAATCATCCTCTCTCGAACAGACAGGATCTTCTCAGGTTTCTTCAGAATCTTCTTTAGAACAGTCTTCGTCACTTTCTTCGCAAGAGGCTTCACAACCTTCATTAAGTACTGTTGAAGAGGTTGGCCCACTAGGGCCACCCCTAGAGTTGCGCCTACAGCTATCGAAGTAGTATTTAGGATGGTCGCCGGAGGGGGCGTGTAGTTGTTGATGACATTGAGCAAAGCAATATCCTCGTACAACGTAATACATTCGCCTTCAGAGTTCTTCTCGTAGCCTTTTACAACCTTCGTACCATACTTACCGTATGCTCCCGGCGGGGGACTTCCTGGTCTGGGACAGGGAAGATCAATGTCAACAGAGTTAATGGCATTAACATCGAGACCAGGAAGATCAGAGACTTGACTTGCTCCCTCTGTATTGGATTCATCTGTTTCATTTTCGTTATCCTTAGATTTCGTATTTCCTAAACCACTGACGGCTCCCAAATTAGGAGTAGTGTCCATTGGAATAACTACTAATTCTTTGCTTGGATCAAACTCAGGGGGATTGAAGTAGGGCATACCTGGCCCTGTACATAGCGTGAGGGTTCCTTGAGGATCGTCTTCTATTAATTTGTTATTACCTTGTGTCTCTCTAGCTTCAACGCAACCAGGCATCTCTACGGTTGGGAAGCCTATCTGCAGAGTCACAGGAGGGGCTTGAGGAATGCTTAAAGGTAAATCAATTGCCCACGTCGGTACCTGTGGAACGTATATCTCCCTGACTCCTATCCGAGGGACTGAACCCACTGATCTTACTTATTAACTGGCAGAACGCCCCCAGTGGTACTAGGAATAGATAAAAAACTGCTAGTGCCACCAGAAGAATTACCACCGAGGCCAGGTAATGCACCCTTGATTTGAGATTCGACCAAAGGTCCGACTTGTTCAATTAATGCCTTCTTTAATTGTTCTTGAGTTGCTGGAGCTTTGAGATAAAAATAGGCTGCAATAGTTCCACCAACAAGGCTACCTGATAACGCTAAGCTTGCTGTCGCGAGAATAGTTGGAAGGTTTTTCATGGTTATTTAGGTGCCACTTCTAATCTTAGGCACTTTTCAGTAGTGAATGCAGAAAAATATAGATTTTATTTTTTAGTCTTGGTTTAACCGAAACTTACGATTGACACCAGAACACTGGGGTTCATACGTGTTTAACCTTGTAGACCTGTCTAAAGGTGCTGCACGAAAAAGGTTTAAACAATCTATCAAAGACGAATGGAGGTGTTGTGCCTATTGCGGAATTAATGACTCTCTTCTGACTATCGACCACTTGAAACCTAAAAAACATGGTGGAGATAGTTGCAGAAGAAACCTTGTACCCGCCTGTCGATGCTGTAATACCGACAAAGGATCTCTCATGGATTGGCGTCTGTGGTACCAACAACAAGTGTTCTTTTCTAAAGTTCGAGAAAACAGGATTTTGGAATGGATGAAACCAAGACCAATGGAGAATCTTGAATTATGGTATGTAAAAAGGGAGGAGCATGAGGGACGATCTAACTCAAGAACAGCAGTTCATGCTTCAACGTATCACGTTGGAAATCAAGGATTACTCGAAGGAGGAACTTATAGAAGCATTGCTAAGCTGCTGGGAGGCACGATTCAGGCAGAAGCAAATCTTTCTTGCTAGTAGTCAAGATGCTGGGTTTTCATTCGCTTTTAATGATGGTATAGCTGTCATGCCAGAAGCTGCTATTAAAGAATTTGAACAGTCCCATGGCTACAAACCTACGTGGGAAGATGCGGAAGACTACATGGAATCGATTGCAGAGGAGGCTTGTATGGAGTTAGACATGGAAGCTATTGTTCTTGAACCTGAAGAATAACTCGTTACACTAATATTCAGATACGTATTTTTCGATGGAAACCCTCATAGCAGGAGCAGCAGCAGTTTTGGTGGGGATTTTTTCCGGTAGAGCAATTACTCTAAAGCAAGGGGGAAAACAGGGAGTAGCTTCCCATGAACACAACGAATTGCTTCAAAGGGTTTCAGATATCGAACAAGTCATACCAGCTTTGATTCCTCGCGCTGAAGTGCAAGATGCTATCAATAAGGTTCCTCCTTTAGTGATGGATGCTGTAAGGACTGAGATTAATAGCATTGGTTTATCTATGAGTCAGAGACCTGCTCCTTCATCTGGCTTAGGCGGAGTTGATTTAGCTCAAGTCAGAGCCGATACTGAAAAGATGAAGCAGTTGAATGAAATGCTCAAGAATTTCGAACAAGCACAGGGCAATGGATAATTTATTTAAGACCTATCAAATTGACGATGAATCGGCTGACACGATTGAAAAATACATTACAACCAATGTTGATATCCAATGGGGTTATCAAAATAATGTTACTTTTGAACGTCAGCATATAGAAGAACAACAAAAAGAATATGACAAGTCAATCAAATGGAATTGGTGTCCCGGTTTTAGTTCGAGGTTTGTCCATGAAGGAACAACAAACCCTAGATGCGATACACGGTTTCCTTTCTACAAAGGATTGCAGTTGCCAACGATAAGAGAAGCAATTGGTGATGCATATAAAGATTATCGTATATGGAGATGTCAGGCATGGATATATCCCTCTGTTGCAGATGGTTTTAATGTTCCCCATTGTCCTCATGTGGATTTAACTACTAGAAGAAGTAGGTCAGAAGGTTCAAAGTTGTGTGCTGATAGTGAAGAAACTGGAGAAGGTAATTTAGTAATGCTGTATTACGTGAATGATTGTGATGGAGATAATTATTTTTACAAAATTAAAGATGGATATGAGAATGATGATGATGTAAATACAAACTATTACAATCCTAAAAAATTATCATTAGCTCATATTGAGTCTCCTAAAAAAGGTAAATTACTTCTCTTTGATGGTGATACTATTCATGCCAGTTCTTCTCCTTCTAAAAACTTGAGGATAACTTTGAATATAAATATTTTGCCTCCTAAAGATGATTGAATTACCTTTTCTCCATAACTTCTTTTATACTGATATCCCTAGCAATAAAGATGACCTGCTAAATGCAATAGAAAATGGCGAGCTAGATGACAACCAAGAGTTTGAATGGAGTGATAATTGTTCGATCCAATTAGAACGATTAAAAAGCAAGGATAATCTTAAATTGTTTATACCTTCTATTAACAATTATTTGAAAGAATTAAACCTTGGAGGCGATAATGTTAAAGTTCAATTGCATGGCTTATGGAGAAATACGTATCATAAACATTATTTTCAAGAGATTCATGATCACAGTCCTCATCATATTTCTGGAGTTCTTTTCTTAACTGACGAACAACCTGGAGATAGTCAATTTTATTTTTTCAACAAACAATATAGTGAAATACCCCATGCTTGGAAACAGTTTAGAAAAGAAGATAGTATTGTTTTTGGAGGTAGATATTGGATAAGAGCTCAAAGAGGTAGGATCGTTTTATTTCCTTCTTATTTAATGCATGGAGTGACTGTTCATAATTCAGATCATCCTAGGAAAACAGCTTCATTTAATTTTGATTTTATATAGCCATTAAGTTGGGTTATAAAAACTACACCATCCAGTCGCAATGTATTTATCTCCTTTATTAGGAGTGACTCCTTTATGGGGATGAGTCCAATAAGCAGGCCAAACAACAACACGTCCTTCCTTAGGTTGAATAGTTGTAGCTTGATGGGGAAATTCTGTTCCCGATTGTGCATCATTTAAATACATCATCCAAACCAGCATACGATCTCCAGGTATTGCGTGATTTTCTGCAGAGATTGAGCCTAGGTCTAATTCCTGATTGTTAATATTGTGCCATCTAGAAGCATGTTCACAATGCAAGCCACTGTATCCTTGGCCTTCTGAATAATATTGAATGTTATATCCAGATCTCAAACACCATGAGGCTATTTTATTTAGAAATGGATAAGTGATTTTATATCGCTCAATAGCCTCAACAACAGGCGGTAAAAGAATTGTATTGAACTGACGAAATGGTGTATATGGTATTTTATTATCAATTTCAGCAAAATCGACATTGAAATCTATCGATTTTTTGGTTTCTGTATCTCTCGAATATATGAAACGATATTTGTCTTGATCTTTAAATTGGTTGAAGTATTGAATGACTGATTGGCAAGAATTTGAATCTAACAAATCATCATAAATTGCAATAAAGGATGAATCAGTCATTTTGTTTTAATTCTTCTGTCATTCCTTTATGCCAATATTTTAAGCCGGATAGAGCCCAAGGACCATATCTAAAACTTGCAGGATTAACGGCTTCAGCAATCTTTACTTCTTCTAATGTTTTGCTTGAAATAAACTCAAATGCATCATGAAATAAAGGCTCATGTATTGATAGATCCTTTGCATACTTCCAAAACGGAGTGTCATATTTAGAACCAAATTTATAGTGCCAAAGGATAAACGTTTCCACCTGTTTAATATGTTGCTTGATATCTATGGAAGCATGATGAGCAGCCCAACCTTTGTTGCCAATGAACTGATATGAATACCTAGCCCATGTTTGATAAGTTGAAATAGATGTGGATTCCATTGGTTCTAAAAAGAACAAACGATTCCCATTAAGAATGATTCGATTATTGATAACAGGTTTTTTAGCTACATAGTTCTTAAATGTCAAATGATCAGTGATTTTAACGTTAAAATTTTTGGTGAAATTTTTTTCAGCATCTCCCCGCGAGGTTATTTCCTTGTTATATAAATATCCAATAGACCTGTCATATGATGGTGATTCTTCATGAGTTGGAATAATAAATGTCCAACCATCCTCTGTTGCTATGTGTTTGGTATATGGATCATTTATTTTAGACTCAGGCTTACCTAAGACAACCGCATTAACAGGGTTAATCAATTCATCGTAATCGTCAAAATTTGAAGGTCTCCCCCTGCAGTCAATAACATAATCTGCGTCTACTTCATCTAAATTATTAATTGCTTTTTCAACAACTTTAAAAGTATTAGATGATAAAACATATCGTTGCATTTCCGCAGGACAAAAATGTACTGCAATTTGATTACCAGGGAATGGATGAAATACTTCTTTATTAATCTTGCCCCAATCCTGATATAAGATTCCTAACTTAGGAGTGGCATGAATAGCATTGGAGTAATAATTAAATTCTTTCTCTAAAGCACTCCAAAGTAATTGAGGCTGTTGAGGAAATGTTGCTTGACCTACTTTTTCAGTCTCAGTATGAGGGTCATGAATCAGTTCAATTTCGTCAATTCCTCTACCATTGCCTCGCCACTTATCCATCTTGGATTGCCAAGAATACTCTAAAGCTGAAAAGCATCCTGCATTACCAGCCCCAACGATAGAAACTTTAGTCATCGACGTACCTTTTTAATAGTGAGATATAAATTGGAATACGCAGCAATTACCAATAAGATTAATAGAAAAGTATTAACTGTCATCTGCCATCTCCTTTGGTAAAGGCTTCTTCATCGGGGCCGGTGAACCTGTCGTCGGTTCCCCACCCATTTCTTTGGTATTCCATGAGGAAGAGGAGGCAGCATCCGGCATGGGCAAGGTGGGAGTATCCTGTCTCGGAATCATTATCCTCTCCTCTCCACCAGGCGAAGAGATGTCTGCAGAGTGCGGCAAAGTAACGCCCCCACTCAGTTCCCCTACACCAGTTATTAGAGCTATACTTTCGAGCACCGTAGCCGAGAACGTCAGCGATGTCTCCAACAGCTTGCCAAGGGATGAGATCAAAACGAGTCTTTTCCATTTATAGTTCTATTTTGCCTAGGATAGAAAATGAAGCAAGTTCTAACAAGTTTTGAAAGGGAATTCGAGTTCTCCTTATAGATGGGGACCTAAAAGTAAATCAGGATTAGTACGTCAATACCTGGCTAAAGCTAGAAACTTTAACGCAAAGGCGCAACACTATGGTGGTAGTACTGGAGGAAGAAAAAGTATTGATCAAGGATCAGGAATATCCGTATTAAATAGACGTTCTGCAGAACAAGCAGCTAAGAAAAAAGTATTTGAGCAAGAGGTCAAGCCTTTCAGTGCAGGACAAGCTGCATGGGATGTTAAAAAAGAATTATATAAAGACTTAGGCACTTAGTTAATTGCTTGAGCCTCCACTAATCTTGAAGTGAGTTTACTTAACTGCAAACGATTACCTCTTCTCGTTTTGTTGTAATGCAGTAAGTCTTCAGCAGAAAAATCGGCAACCATAAAACGACAAGTCTTACCTGAATTCCATCTATCGTCTGCATCTGTAGGATCCCACCATAGAACAAATTCAAAAGGAGGTTCCATTGTGCCTTTGTATCCGGGTAATGATTGATGGAACTTATGAAGTCTCCCTGCTAATTCTGTGATGTTGGAAAAATTCTCTAGTGTTAATAATTTTCTCTGATCTTCATCTATAGGCAATGCATCTTTCCATGTAATCCATGAGTCGTAAACAATTGCCCTAATTGTGAGATAGGTCTTACCATCCGGCGCCTGGAATTTATCAGGCGGATTATCGAATATTTGATTATCCATGTCAAGAATGGAAGTCATATGCTTTACGACAGGTAATCTGATACGATTTTTCCCAATCGTTTTCGCCGCTATATTCGTTGAAAACAATCCGCCCCATTGAATGAAAAACATTATGGAAACGAGATAATCCTGTTTGAAATTGATCGTGTTGGACTGGCGGCAAATAAATAATTGCCGACCAATCAGATGGAGAAACGCTTCTAAATGTATCTAACTCATCGTCATACCACATTGGACGTAGTCTTCTAAATGGGATGCAGATTGGAAAGTCCCAAATCCAAGGAGCACGAATCATTGCCTCGTTATGGGCAATCCAAATCACAGCGTGTTCTATATGACCTTTCCTATATTCCTTTAATGTTTTATTTAGCAGTCGTCGTGTTAGGGCTGCTCCTGTTGGTGCTCCTACGAACACTCTTTTAGAAGAACTATGAACATCATCTATATACCAATCTTTGCAGATAATATCTTCTAACGATTCTTCTTCTCGGTTGTAATAGCGAGATGCTCCAATCAACCGATTAAGATCAGGCGATGAATAAGGATCGAGATCAATAGAGCCTAGAACAGATTTAGCCCCGGAAACGACATCAGCTGGTGGTGCTAAGTCACACTTGTTTGGATGATGACGAATCTGATCGCTCATCCTTATAAGTTCTTCATTAATTTTGCAATTCTCCCTGCTGGATTTTCTCGAGGTAAAGTCGTGCAAGAAGCGCCTGATTTATCTATCAATATGAGACATATTTCTTCTTTAGGATTTGCACCTTTTATTGTTTTCAATGCATCCTTGCAAAACTCTACGACTGTTTCATCGTTATTTCTTTCCGCATCTTTTAAATCTTCTGACATCATAAATTCATTAACATAATTAGACCTGTCTGGGTGCCCTTTTTCAGCTATGAGATTTAAAATAATTGCCCCTGCTCCGAGATAACTATATGCAGTGTCATATCTATTCATCATGTCAGCCATGATCGCTTCGCAAATTCTTATATTTAATTCCTTAGAAGCTTCTTTATTACCTTCAGGAACTTTCTTGTCTATTAATTCTGGAAAAAACTTAACAAGAAATTCGGCTGGTTGAGGTCTCGCCACGAAAGTAAGTACGTTGAACATCTATTAACAAAGAGTCGCAACGTTCTTCTGCGTCTTGAGCTAAAGGTATTAAGTGTTCGAATCTTTTGTCTACAGATATCGAATCAACTAACTGACTGAGATAATCATGCAGTTCAGCAATGTCAATAACAATGTCCATCAGACTCTTAATTCGGTTTTAGAACGTTGGCTGTTAGACCACCATGCATACACTTCAGGAACCCAACTAGCAACATGATCAGCAATGAGATCTGTTAAGCTCTTTGTTTCATAAGACTTATTAGGTCTAGAACAGCTATCGAGTAAACGTAGCCATGCACGAAGACTACCTGAAGCTGTAACATTCTGCAACATACACATTGTTAATAACTGCTGTGCTTGCACTGAACTAGCGCCTGCTTCTCGTTGGCAGTCGTAGTCAATAGCGGAAGAATAAGCAGAAGCGAGTTGGTTTTGCTCGTCTTCTTGACTCCAAGGATGTCTATTGCCTGTGTAGTCTGGGTAATTTCCGGGAGTTCGAGAGTGGAAAAGTTTTTCTAGAGGATAATCTTTTTCTTTCACACATAGCCTTGTATTTTCTGCCGCCTCGTACAAAGGTTGCAGACTAAATGTAATGTCTCTTCTTTCGGTGCATAGCTCGTGCAACGTACTATGGTCTGCTCTTATATATAGAGATAAATAAGGATGTTCTAGAGAAGAAAAAGATCCCCAAGACGGATGCGTTTGACTGGTATGACGAAAATGGCTCGTCAACAGATTGCCACAAGTATCTTCTGCAAAAGCATTTTCCTGTACATCTTTTTCTTGTTCTATATCGTTTATAAAATCCCCATGTTTATTCATATATAAGGCTGTATACATCAAACGTTGAGGCATCTCTGTGCCTGCAATTTTCTTCACCTCGTAGGCTTGTATGGCTGACTTGGTCAAAATACTCAGTATCTCTTGGCAAAGAGTATCACCATGCCGTCCTTAATCAAGGGATGTGGAGATTTCCTTTGTTAAGTTTTATTAATCGTCGTCGTTGCCGTACACTTTGCCGTGGAAGTAATCAAACATTTCTTTGGGATCCATGTAGTCAGGAATGTTTAATTTATTACCAATAACATTACCATCATCATCACGCTGGTATGTTCTACCTTGGTGGTAATTTAGTGCTGCGCCAGTCTCTAATACTCCCCTGTCTATATATGCCTTGTTCTGAGGCAAGCCATACATATAAAAACGATCGGTCATACGATTACCTGCACTTGCTGCAGCATCTATACCGTCGTTAACTTCGTACTCAGGAAGAGTAGGAGAAAAATGCTTCCAATCAATATCTCGCCAATCAGGGCCAGAAGGAGAGGGTGATGGCGAAGGCGAAGGAGAAGGAGATGGAGAAGGAGAAGGGGATGGAGATGGAGAAGAATTATATGTTTTCCATTCGTCTGAACGCCTTATATTTGCTAAGACATCACCTCTGGTTGCTCCTCCTTTTAAATCGTTCATCCAATAGGAACGTCCTTCATTTTTTAATCCTCGGCCTAATTCACTTTGATAAGTATCTTGAAGCCACTTTTCGTCGCTTAACCCTATATCTCTTTCTATATCTGCTTTTGAAGTTCCGCCACGAAACGCATCACCCCAGTAATTAAGACCTTCTTCTCCGACATCTCTTCCAAGATCTCTCTGATAGACGCTACGTAACCAAGAACTTGTTTCAGGATCTTTTTTCCATGCGTCTGATCTTTCTATTGCGGATTGTTGGTTACTTAATACACCTGAAGCAGCCTTCGATATCGCGTTACTTAATATTCCAGGAGAAAACAACATGTGGACTCTACTAATTACCTAGTCTTTATTTTAAACGAGTTATTTATTTAACTCTGCATAAATAGAATCCTTGCTTACGCACATCTGAGTCTTATGGACATAGAAGCCACCTTTTTGAGCGCAAGCATATTCAGGAGAAAGCATAATATTGCTTAATACTTCTGTCTTAGTTGCTCCTTCTTTTAAATCATTAAGCCAATATTCAAGACCTTCTACACATACGTCTCTTCCAAGATGCTTGGTATACATTGCTTGTAACCATTTTGCATTATCAGGATCTTTCTCCCAAGCGATGGTGCGAGCGTCTTTTTCTGTAGCAGTAGTCATAACATTATTTCAATGTGTTACAAGACTAGCTCAGAAACTTGACTATGAGAGAAATGAATCGGAATCGTCCCACATCGAGGCTATTAAACTATTAGCTAATTTGCTGCTTTGTGTTGGCTTATTATCTAAAAAATCAACGAATCGTCCAGATTTATAGCGGTTGCCATATTGCGTAGAAGTGACAAAAGGAATTGAACCCATTTGTTCTGCTGGGGTTAAATCAAGACCTAATCTCCTGCCTGAAGGATCCCAATCATCTTCAAATCCGCCTCCTCCAACCTTGGGCTCAGGAATAGTTGTACTAGGAGTAGGATCTGGATTTCCCGGTAGAGTTCCCCCTGGAGGAACTACTGGGTCTGGGTTGAATGGATCTGGGTCTACTGGATCTGGATCTACTGGATCTGGATCTACTGGATCTGGATCCGTGGCAGCAGCGCCTCCTTTATATCTGAAAACATTCCAATGATCATCATCATCTTCTGAAATTGATCTTTCCCATGTATATTTATCCTTGTCTTGCATGTCAGGAGCAAATCGCCCTGCTTCAATTTTTGCCATAATATCATTGCCGTCATAAGCAAGATCATGTCTATCTAGTGTGTTTTGGTTAACCTTAAAACCTTTATCGACTGCTGCTTTAGCTACAGCATGTGCAACTGAATCTTGGTTATATGCATACTTACCCCAAGGACCACGGTCGGTGTAAATTTTTTCATATTCTGCTTGTGTTAATTCACCATCATCTCCCGCGTATTTCACGATTGAGTCGTAAAGATGTTTATTTTTCTCAGTTAAACCTTTATCTCTAGGAGCATCAAATCTTGTTCCGGAATATCCTTGACTACGCAAGAAAGCTTCATTATCTTTCGCAAATGACATCTGTTGAATCTGATTAGTAATAGTTTTATCTTAGTTGGTATAAGATCATTGTTTTTCTTTGACAGCTGTAGGACTGAGAGGACCATTCGCTGCTAATCGGAAATCAATCCACATCCGATTTGCTGCTTGAATCTTCTTAAATCGTTTTGGATCTTTATCGTGAGTTGTTTCTAGAAATAATTGAGTCTCATGAGTCAACTTATTAGACGAGAATTCTAAATCAACTGTTTGTAGGTGACGGTTATGAAAGAAATGTGGAACTCCTTTCACCCTTAGATGTAATGGGTTACAGCAATTATTATCACCACAAACTGCTTTGATAGGTAGTCTTCCTATATCTCCCCAAGTAAACCATGCTGCAACTCTAGGGGCAGAGTACTGCCTGCCTGAACCCCAATGTCTTGGCATGGGGAAGTAACTAGAGTTTGACCTGGAATGGAATTTACCTCTCCATGGCCAACATTCTTCTGGGCCTCTTATCTCTACAAACGACCAGAACTCTAGAAATCTACGTCTATATTTTCTTTCAATCTTATGAACATCTAGAGATAGTCTACCTTCCGTAAGAGAACTAATACACCTAACACAAGCATGACTGTCTGTGTAGCGAGGTATTAATCCATCCTTAGAACCGATGGAATGTTCACAGTGAAAACATATAGGACCTCCTTCTGTTTTGGAATGTAACTTAGGAGGGATGGCCCATTGAGACATTACTTTAAATAAAGAGGAAAACCGGTGGGTGGTTTAAACTTACCGCCTAATTTAACTAATTGCTGTGCAAGAGGTTTTAATTTGATCTGCATTTCAGGCCATAACTCCCGACGAGTACTACCTTCTATAGCCACTGGAACTAATTTATTTGTAGGACTGCTAATAACAAATCCGTTTCGGCCATCATTAATATTCTTAACTCGATGCCCTATTTTGAGGTCTTTCATGGTATAAGACGAATCTACATACCCGCTACAGTAGCTTAATTATTCTTCTGTATCGTCTATTTCTCCATCGAAGGGGATACGATGTACTGCTATACCTGCTTCTACACACATTTCTCTGGCTTTATCAAATGATTCTTGCCATCGATAAGGTTCTACAAAATCAGGAACAATAATCTGAGCAATATCTGCTTGAATCAATACTGCAGCACATTGACTGCAAGTCATCAAAGGCCAAACATACATGGTTGCACCTGCTAAACAAACTCCATTTCGTGCTGCAAATGAAACACAATTCATCTCTGCATGCACTGTCATAGCAAGGCGAGTGTCTCTATTTTTTAACCTAGAGTCTGAGTCGGTGATTCCACTCGGTAGTCCGTTATAACCTTGTACTAAAATACGTCTATCTCTAACAGCAACTGCTCCGACCTTAGTACTAGGATCTTTTGACCACCCTGCAAACATCCTTGCAGCATGTAGGAATCTCTGATCCCAGTTCTTTGGAGTTCGTGGTGCTTTAAGAGATGTCATAGAATATAAATGTAAGAGGATTTAACCCTTGCTAGAAGTTACTGCTGTTATTGGATTGGCTGGTGCAAGTGCTTTGTGGCGCATGGCATTCACTCAAGGAAGTATGAAGAGGGGAATGGAAGCTATTCTTCACGAAGTACAACTTTTAAGAAGCGATGTAGGTAAAGATATAGTAAGTTTAAAGGAAGATGTCCAGGATCATGAAATGAGAATTCGACAATTAGAAAATCCCAAACGCAGGTGAACTGTGGACTGGGACGCAGAACTTAAAACCGAACAATGTGAAAGTATGCTCACTGTTTACCAAGATCACATTGAAGAATTACAAAAAGAAATCAAAGAGAAAGAAGGGCATATTGAATTCCTAGAACAGCAATTAGAGTATAAAACCATGGGTCCTCCTGACGCAGAAGCTGTTGATACTCAGACTTTTCTTACTATTGGCCGCGCCCAACTGTAATATCAGTGCCTGATCCTATTATGATGAATCAGGTTTTTGTCAGGGTTTATGCAAGTTCAATTTGTCACACCTAATACTCTTGGTGGTTGGTTGCAAGTGAATTTGGGTAAGACAGAAATGGATTACTTGTGGACAAGAATTAAAGCAGCTGAAGAAAGAGAAGAGGATGTACGAAGTACTCTTGCAGGTCAGATCAGTGCAAGTTTAGCTTTAGATGATACAGATAATTACTTTCAAAATAATATTCTTCAACCCTTGGCAAAGGAATATTTAGACCAACAACCTTTTTTAATGGATAACATGAGGGGTAATCGTATGTCATCGGAAACGAAAGACAGAGACACATTCGATATACTATTAGATCAATGGTGGGTTAATAAACAAAAACAAGGTGAATATAATCCGATACATGCTCACTCAGGTTTATTCTCTTTCGTTATTTGGATGCATGAAGCTGCTGAACATGATGAACAAAACAAACAGGAGAATGCTCAAATGTCCGGTGGTCCTTGTCATCATCAATTTGTTTTTCATTATCCAAGCATGCTCAATGAACCGAAATACAGCGTATACCGTTTAGGAAAAGAATTGGAAGGGACTATGTTGTTTTTTCCTGCGCGGCTATTTCATAGCGTGACTCCTTTTTTCAATAATGATGGTATTCGTATTAGTATCGCTGGGAATATGGGAGTCAAATAAGCGAACTATTGCCCGCAACCAGCGCTAACATCAGCGCCTGAACCTATTTCTTCTTCCTCTAGTCGACCTGGCCTCCATCCACTTTGCCAAATACTTTTAGATTTCTCATGGAGATCATCGGAAGTTTTGTCCCACTTATGAAGCGCCATGATAATACTATTTCGAAGAGCTTCACTATTAGGTACGCCGCTATAACGAATGAGGAGTCGAGATGCATTGGTGATATCGTCATTAGTTAGATCATCTAGCTCTTTAGAAGCTAATCTATCTGCAATCTCTTTATCTGTCTCGTAAAGTGGACTAGGCATGGTGCCAGGGTGCCAAGGGTGACAGGACTACTATAAACTTTTTTTAGATATTTCTTTCTTATTTAATTAAATATATACAAATTCGTCACATATTTAAATAATAAGTGTTATAAAAAGTGAACAACTTTCTATTTCTCTAATAAAGGTTTTCTAAAAGGGTGGCACCTATGGCGCTATTTATGAGACTCATTCGAGCAGAAGAGATATAAACAACAAGACCCTGGCACCTAAGTACCAGAGTCCTAATAAAAAAGACCACTGATTAAGTTATGTCAGCAGTCTTGATGTGAGATTAATTTATCTAGTCTCGAGAATCTCAACTTGGACCAAGCCAAATTCTTTGACTTTTACCATTTCTTTTGATTCTCTTCGGTTTGTAACCTAATCTTTTTAAGCAATCAGTTACTGGGGTTGTCATTTGATGCTGTTGAGCAACATTGACATCGACCCATGTGAATAAATCCGCAAGGACTACATATGATTGGCCTTGATAGTAGCCACTACTATTAGTCTCTATCGCACGAGTAACCAAGGCGTCAATAGGGTTATCTCGTGTGAATGAATCTTGATAATCAGCAATATAGCTGAGCTCATAACTGGAAAAGACATGAACAGGATCGTCTAAGTAAGCCTTATAAGCTGCAGCCCATATTGAATCACGATCTTTTTTTAACCTATCTAAGTCAATAATTTTTAAAGCAGGATTTTCTTTTGAAGGTACTTTGCCTTCTACTATGATCGGCATGAATCTACGATTTCCTGTTGGATCACATAGGAAATCTGAGTTATTAGTAGCGGCAGCTAAGACGAAGGCACGAGGGTAAGATTTCTCATTCTCATACTTGCGAGCAGATCTATCGACAGAGACAGAAACTAGGTTCTTTAATTCTTCTGAGTACTTGCGCTTGCAGTAACGTTCAAATTCATCCATCACAACGATAAACCCTGCATGCAAAGCGTGAGGTTTCTCCTTGAGATACTCAATCCCTTGCTGCATAGTTACCACCCAAGGGTAAGTACCAGGATCATCTAAAGATGGTGGAGTTAAGTATTGGAAGAAGGTTGTTTTACCGCAATTTTGGTTGCCGATTAAAATTGGCATCCAGTCATGGCGACATCCGGGAGTTAAAACTCTAGCTACTGCACCAATGAGGAAACGTTTAATAACAACATCTGCTAGCAAGTTTCCGCAAGGCATAACAGGATTTTGTATGTCATCCTTTGGTACCCCTAAGATTTCTGAAGCAATTCTATCCAAGTAATTGCAGGGGCCTGCACTAGCTGCACATCTTTCTAAATAAGATTTAACTGGATGAAATCTATTCTCATAACCAATAACACCTGCCAAATCAAAGACTAAAGTTTTAGGAAAGACTTGTCGTTGGCCTCTAGATATATAGACATAAGCTTGAGATATATCGTGTATTTCTCTTGGCTGTTGCTCTGAGCCATACACTAATTGTTGACTCATGCAATTCAATCGCAAACCGTTGTAATGGTTGTCGAGTAAATCCTTGATTCGTTCAACTAAATCTTCGTTATTACTATTGTTGTTACCTCTTGAACGAGGAATATTTGGAATGTCTTCGTGATCGAAGTTGACGACTTCAGTCGGTTCATTATCTTTATCTGGCTTATCTATAACAGCTATTTGTGTCCATGGTTTCTTCTCATCGAACAAACCTTGAGACTGCTCAATCGGTTCTATATTCTCTGGTTCACCTAAGAAATCTTCATGGTCGTACCCAGCGAAAGCGTCTCCGTGGACTCCTAACCTGAAAGATCCTGAACTTCCCCTTAGTTCGGGAGGTAAAGACTTCCTCCAGCCGGGTTGTTGGGTATCGGCAGCCCAAAAGATGGTTGCCAATGATTTACCACGCCATCCGTAGAAGAATTTCTCGCTGGTTTGAGATCTGTTTTTTCCTTTTCCGTGATGTCCTCTGGAAGCCCATTCTGACCAACAGGAGAATAAGGCGTCTCCTCCAGTGCTGGCTGCTCTGGTGATACTACAAAATTGGTCTCTATCGCCATCGGAAGTAGGATCCAACACATGCTCGAGACAATAAGCAGCAAGGTTAATTGAATGTTCATCAACATCTGCTGATTGAGAGTGGTACGTAGTTCGCTGATGTGCTGCATGAGCAACCGCATCATCTATAAAAGACTCAGGCAATACTGCTTTTGGTTGCCAAATAGGATGCTGAGAACGACTATTGCCGTAAAAGATTCGACAACGGTCAGAACAATTAGCGTCACCTCCTAGTGATTTGATTAGGAGTGATGTGATTGATTGGTACAGTTCTCCATCGTTAATCCTACGAGGCAATTGAAAAACAACTCTAAAACGATGTTTGTCTGCTTTTGGATTATGACTAGCAGAGGTATAAACCCATGCAGCTAATTGAGATAAAGAATGCTCAGAGAATTTCTCTAATGTTAAACCGTTATCGATATCAACAACGACTAAATCCGCATGATCGAAAGCTGCACTATTCCTATGGTCGGACACCATTGCTGCAGGAATGAATGCTCCGCCATGAGAAATATGATCCTTTAAATCAAATATGGTACCTGATTTCCTTTGCCAATTCTTACCAAAGGCTGGTGACCATACGGCTGGTTTGTCTTTAATTGTGGGATGAATACTAAATTCAATCTTTTGCACAGGGTTCTACCTCTCTTAAATGATTTTGTGCTTCTATTAGGTCATTGCAAAAACGACATGATCCAAGATAACAAGCCAGGTGACGAACAAAAATAGATTTTCCGCCTGTTAATGGATATGTGTGAATGGTTCCCCCGAGTGGAGTTGTCAGAATAAGCTCTGGCTTTGGCATTGGGGGCTCACAGTGTAGTACACGCATATGGAGTATGCCTATTATTCTTTCGAATTGCAAATTTACTCTTTTATTCTAAAATCTATTCAAAGTATCTTTTTCTCATGTCGTTGACAAATAATAATTGGCTACAGAAGACAGCAGTCATTGCAGTAGCCGGCACATTTGGCTTGTCTCATTTGTGGATGATTAGCTTATTAGCTAAGAAAGAGGGTGGTCTTCCTAAATTCGATTTACCTGTCAGCCCGTATAGTCAATATACGATTGACGCAAGTAAAGAAGGATATAGTATTACTCATCGAATGAATGATCCGAAAGTAATGGAGATGCGTAAAGATATTATTGTTCCTCAAGGAGGATTATTTGGTGGCAAGAAAGATAAGAAGATTTTCCAATTCGAGCAATACACCATGGAGGGCCACCAACACTTGGTAGGTCCAGGTATCTTTCAATCCACAGAAGGAGGAGACGGTAAACTTACCGAAAAACAAATCGCCTGTCTCAAGAAAGCCGGATCCGGAGCAGGAGTTGGGGCTGCGGTTGGCGCTGCGGCAGCTTCTGAGTATATCGCTCCTTCCGTTTCTTCCATACCTATTATCGGTTGGGTTGCATCTGGTTTTGCTACTGCTTTCGGAGCTAAGAAAGGGAGTGAAGTAGGAGAAAATTTAGCCGAATGGTACCATGACTGCTAAGGTCGAGGGTTTATTTGGTATTCCGTTATGGTTTTTAGAAGGAGATTTATTAGAAGGTAGTTTGAAATGGGCATTGGATTTCAGGGATAAAAATCCTGATGGTGTTCAGATGAGCAATCAAGGGGGATATCACAGTCGAGACATACAAGATGAATTTCCTTTTTATGATCATTTAAGGGAAAGAATTCAGTCTTTACCTCAATGCAAGGTCGTTGCGTCTTGGATTAATATCAATGGTCGAGGAGATCATAACAGTCTCCACACACATCCTTTAATAGATATTTCATTGGTGTGGTATTTAACGAACAACCACAACACCTTAAGGGTGATAGATCCTTTAGGAGGAATGAAGCATAAATTATTGCGATCTTTGGATTATACGGACATGGATGATACGAAACTAATCCGAGCTACCGCAGGGGATATGGTGGCTTTCCCAGGATTCATTCCTCACCTAGTTGAGCCTAACAGAGAGGAAACCGAACGTGTATCAATAGCTATTAATTTGACCTGTCCGTGAAATCTAACAAACCGAACAAGAATGTCGGTTAACTATAACAAGGTATTTATACCTAACAGGTTAGAATTTGGGTGTAATATTTTTTTAATCTTTCAGATGACACCTGAAGCAGAAAAATTCAACGGCTGGCTAGCCATGTTAGGCGTTGTAGCAGGCTTAGGTGCCTACGCTACTACAGGTCAACTTATACCTGGAATCTTTTAAGTCATGCAACCATCTAATAAAACAATTCTCGAAAGAAGTATCGGAAGACCAGCAATGATGGCTTTCGTTTTACTAGCAGGTACTTACCTAGCTACAGGACAACTTATCCCTGGTGTCGTTTAATGAAATCTGAACAACCTAATACTGTTGTAGGAACAGAAACTCAAAGATTAGAAGAAGGTAAACTCATCGCTGAAAGAGTGAATGGATACGCTGCCCTCTTTGGATGTGCTGCTCTTATAACTGCTTACGCTACAACTGGTCAAATTATCCCTGGTTTCGTTTAATGACTTCATCTACTCAATCTGTAGCAGCTGCATCTACTGTTACTGAATATGGTAAACAGAATATTTTCGCTAAAGAGCCTCAGACACAGCTAGTCGAAGACTACAAAGGTTATGTCAAGGAAGCTGAATTAGCTAACGGTCGTTGGGCGATGATCGGCTTTGCTGCTCTCCTCGGTGCTTACGTCACTACTGGACAAGCTCTTCCCGGAATCTTCTAACTCTTTAAGAATTTGTTTCGCTACCCTCTCTTCTTCTTTTATTTCCTGGTAACGGCGAACCTTCTGCAACCATTTGGTGTGGAATTTAGCAAGTTCGTTTTTGTTTAGGATAAAACTCTGATCGATCTCTGGTGTAGACACAATGATTTCAGCACAACTTACATTGATACCAAGTGTTTCTGAGCAGGCTTGAGCATAAGCAGCTAACTGCATTGCACATTTATTGAACTTATTCCATCCAGTAAATAAGCTTCTGTTAGAACTATTAGAAGAAGGATAGTAGCGACAATAAGGTTGATTAGATGTTTTAAAGTCTCCAATAATCACTGTGTCATTACGGATTCCTAGTAAATCAGGACACCCGCAATACATATATTTATGACTCCAAACTCTACTGATTCCATCCTCGCCTGTACAGAATTTCCATTCTGGTCTTAAGGGCATTTCACTCCAGATAAATTCATCGTATTTATCTAAGTGTTTACTCATCCCCTCCCAAAATGGTTGGTATTCTTTTTCTATTGTTATTTCTTTCCCTCGAATATAGTCCTCGCAGGCTTGGTGTACCGCTGAACCTCTTATGGCTGCGGCTTTTGCACCGTTCGGATTCTTGATCTGCCAGTTAAGAAGAGCTTTCTTACTCCTTTCTGATGATGTTTTTCCGAGGATAGTTGTTACGGATGGATATGCTTTATCAGCTTTATCTGTTGCGTAATGACGCTCGCCGTTAATCTCAAAACGAGTCGGCTTAGTCATAAACAGTTACATTATTTCTTCTAATGTAACAATTTATTGAGTTTTGTCACAAAATTGGGGGCTTGGCTCTTCAGTGTTCTTGTAATCAGCCTATGAAAAGAGGTTCCCATTAGACCCCTTCGGCACTGCTGATTAACCTCGATGGGTCCCTGATCTGGTAAGACTAATTCTTGAAAGAAGTAAGGATCTGACCTCTTACTAGAACCAACCACATAGCCCGAGTAGTTGCTTTCTCAAATTAAGGGAGAACACTTAATGAAGGCAATCATGCGAAACCTCCGAAGGAAGCCCCTACGATTACTCTGCCGTATTTTCCTTAGAATTCAAGAACTCTAATGCATTACTTAATATATCCTTTTGTTGCTGTTGCTCTTGGTAGGCAGAATACTCTTCTGTTACCTGAGAAGACAAGTGAACCATTCCTTTTAATATCTCTTCAATACCTTTAACATTATCTAACTTACGTGCCAATGCTGGTCCTGCTAACAATAGATATGCCAAAGTAGCAGTGTCTGGTATATAGCCATTAAAACTGACTCCACCAGAGGTGAAGCCATTGACTAGATAACGTAGATCTTCTGTTGCTTTAGCTATAAGTCTTAAGTATTCACCATTGTGTTTTGTTTCCTGAAGAATGTCTATGAGCAGTTGGTGGTCGTTCTTCTCTGTCTGTTTCTTGGTAGTCATGAATAATTGTTCCTTGGAAAACGTTTGCGAATTGAAGCGCAGCCCTATCTATTGAGCTTAGTTGTTTCCAAGCTTTATTACATTCTGCTTGACCGTATTGATCAATAATACGCTTGACATCCCTACCGCAAGTTGCCTCACGGAGGGAATCAAGTGCTATCGAATATTCAGACCCATTCACTGCCGATAGTTTCCTCGGTAGTTTTCTTTCCTATTTCATGGTCTGCACCTAGTTCATCTCTGTGTGTAGGAGGCAGGCCTCTAGTCGTAGCCTCTGCTGGCTTACCAGCGAAAGGATCTGCGTTGTCATATAGAGCAGGTAGATACCATTTGTCTTTGATTTCTGCCCATTTTTTAGCGACGGCATTTCTGACAGGAGCTTTCAGGGGAGCAGGAGTCAATGTATAAACAGTGTCTGTACCTGATCCTTTGCGAGCTAACTTCATCATGAAGTTGTAGACACCATCGTCGTTAGCTTCATAAGAATCCATCGACAGGATTTCTTCTAACGATGTACGTAAACCTCTAGTACTAAATTCAATAATGGCAAAGTCTTTCTTCTCCTTGATGTAGCCAATAAAACTAAGGATTTGCTTAGGCTTATCGAGGTCATCTTCTGTGTGTTTGCCGTATTCCACATTGCGTTTGAATTTAGCTTCAAAGTTGAGTCCAATATTCTCCTTGTAATCTTTTGGGTAACCTTCAGAAAAAGGAGTGGTTAGTGGTTGGCCATCATGTTTGAAGTATTTATAGCCACTAATAACGTGACCAGTATCGAAGCCTCCGCAAACAATAACTTCGTGAGAGTCGCCATCTTTTAGTTGCTTACCAGGAGAGTAGAAACGATCAGTTTCTTCCTGAGTAAATGTGCTTGCTGTGTCTGTAGCAAATTTGTGGTCTGGAGGAAAGAATCCCATAATTTATTTCCAAGAATTAGATGTTGGCATGTCACCAGGATCGTCGTCACCCATGAAAGCAGAGGGCTCGTATCCTGAGGCGGAAGTATCTTTAGCTGGGTCTTGAGCTCCAGAACCTCCTTTTGTTCTTTCGTGAATGCGAATACGTCGGCACTTCACTTCTGTATAGATTTTTCCTTTCGCATCTTTCTGAGGAGTAAGCATACCTAGCACTTCAGCTAAGCTTCCCTTTGGATAATCAAGGATTCGTTCCTTCCAATTACCGTATCCTCTTACTCGATACCAGTCAGTGTGTTGAGTACCTGCAACATACCTGTTGACTGCGACACTCCTACTAGCGCTCTTCTCTGCTGCTCTTCCATCTTTAGAAAAGCGTCCAACAAACATTGCTTCGTTGATGAACTGGTCTGGGTTGGCATTACAGATAGTGCTGAGTGTGATGATGGGGATACCATCATGTTCTGTCTCTTTCTCTCCTAAAGCTAGAGCACCAACAACAAGAATATTCTCATCTGGCTTTTTCGCTTGAAATTTAGAGGCGGGACCGGAACTGTTTTTTAAAGCTGCTCGAAGGATAACTTCCATCGGTTCAGGAGTGCTTGCAACGGCAGGAGCTTCTAAATACTCTTGTCCATTAATGACGACCTGAGTGGGTATTGATCCTAGAGCAACTGTAAGAATTGCTGTAGACAAATTTATTCATAGTATGGGCAATTCAGAATAACGCTGCCTGTAGCGGATGCAAGTTTTCTTTACACCATCTGTGGTGTTGCACCTTCGTGAGCATAATTTCTCAGCCATTGAGGAATGGGTGGAATAGGCTCTGCTGTCTGAGGCATAACAAGTACGACTATCTCTCCAGAGCTTTCCTCTATCCTCATTGGACCACCATTAAATGAACTAAGAATGACAGAAGCATTGAGTGTGCTTAATCCTTTAATCGCTCGTTGAATATAGGAGATGTTATATCGACCAGCTGTTGCGGATACTGATTGTGCATCTAATCGATCCCAGTGATCTAAACAATCTTTTAAGGCTTTAGATAAATTAGGGGAATTAACTGAACTGCGATTAATTGGAATTTCTTTTGTTTCCGAAGTGGTCTTTCTGTATGTGGTTACCTTTGCAATATCGTCTTCAATTACCAAAGTTCTAGTAGCTGTTTTAACTCCACGAGAGGCTTTAATAAGTTCTGTATTTGGTAATAGATTAATTGTTTCATCGCCTTCTCCTGCTGGATCAAAGGCTAAGCAGGCTACGTTTCCTTTATCTGTGGAAGCTAGGAAGACTCCTCCTCTTTCATGAGGTGTTAATTCAACGGCTTGGTAGGGAGCATAAGTGCCTGTAAATTCAGACGCTATGGCAAGCAGTGCCGAATTGCAACTGAGCATTTTCTGATGTCTCGGCTAAATTGACTGTCCCAGCAAGAGTAACTAAATTTCCCACCCATTGCCATTGCCAGATACTATAATCTTCATCTAATAAGTGGTTCGCCATATCAAATTCTTCTTGAGATATCAGTGGTCTCCAATGCATATCTAGGCACTTCTTGTTCTGCCTGTCGACAAGGACTGCTCTTTTCATTCCTTCCATCTTCTTTTTTCGCGGAGTTATATCATATATCAGATGGTTAAGAAAAGAAACAATTCTTAATTGAAAAATTATTACAATCAGGCAGAATAAGAAGAACGTTGAGGTTTTTCGTGAGTCAAGAATACAAACAAATCAAATCGTATACTTATTATTTGTTTTGGGGTGCTGCGACTATTGCTGTTGTTGTAGGACAAATGCAAATATCGAAAGGTCTTTACGCTTTAAGTGAGAGTATCGAAAGATCTGCTTGGCAATTGAGACCAGAGCCAAGATTTTCCCCTGTCCCAATGCCTCCAGAACCAGAGCCTTATATAGAACCTATTTATATAGAACCCTACCCCAATGTCGGTAGTTACTAGAATAAAAAGGTTATCAATGTTTACTGTTAGATGTCCAATATATTAGATCAAGTAAGTAATTGGACTGGCATTACTGCAGACTCTATAGAAGATTACGCTTTAAGAGAGGCAGCCAACGCAGCAGGGATTGATTATAACGGTTCTACTTTTAGTAGAAAGGCTGGTGGAAATGCACAGGTTAATCAGCTTATAAATAGCATGCAAAATAATGCTGGAATAACAGAAGACCAAGGCGTTACAGCTGATCAAATTAATCCAAGTCAACAGAATTTTGTTCCTTGGAATTTTAGTGTTGAGGCTGACAGTTCAGGGTTGCAAGGCTTAGGAGTGAATTATCAGCATAATGATAAATTCAATATTTCTGGGAATGTAGATACTCAGCATGGAGGCTTACAAGTGGGAGGAAGCTATAGACCTCATGATAAAGTCAATATTGATTTCAATTACAACGATCAAAGAGGTCCAGGCTTGGGAGTTGGTTTCCAAAACACTTTCTAAATCGGAACGGCGGGATTTGAACCCACGACCCCCACTACCCCAAAGTGGTGCGCTACCAAACTGCGCCACGTCCCGTAAATCTAAAATATCATAAATTTTTGTAAAACCGTATCAAGGTGATACAGTATCTGTTGATACCATTTGTTAGGATAAGGATATAATCGTCGAACCTAAAAGGTTGCAATCACCAGCACCATACGACGGGGGTGTTGTTATGGAGGAAAACCATGGCTACAGCTACAAAAACTGCGAAGAAGCCTGTCACTTTGACTTATAGAGGGATTGCTTACAAGCATCAGCCTTTGACTTGTGTCAGGGGGGCTTGAGATGACAGAACTTCTTATGATTCGCAGGCGTTTAATTAAAGAGCAACGTTTGCAAAGTGCTAAGCGATTAGCTTGCATGCCTCACAAGACATGTATTGCATACGCTTAAATTAGCTTTTTACTTAACAAAATAGACTCAAGGATGGACGCCCACCGTTGGATTGTCCATCCTTTTCTTATGGTGCGATACGTAATTTTATTGAGGTGGTTAGCTGTCTCAACAGCAAGATCAATGTTTTCCGTATCCCTTAATCTTGCCCAGCAAGAGACCAAGTCTTTCGCTGAGCCTTGCAGATATAATTCATTCATTTCTTTGCGTTCATAAAGTGATCAGTCTTATTTAATTCATGCTTGCAGATGTTAGGAGCAATTTCCTCTAAGTGTCCTCCCTTATATTTATCAGGTTCAACAACAGTACAGAAGGTCATAACTCCAGCATCATTTTGTTCATCATCTTGAGATGCAATAGCCCATATATCTTTATGAGGATTAGGTGTGGATCCTATAGATAGTCTTAGCGCCAAGGTGGAATTAGTCCAATGACCACATTCTTCTTCATCTAAATATTTAACCGCAGTGATAGTCCTACCTAGGAGTTGTTCTCTAAACCTATTAGCCCATGCTTGCCCGAAGGGAAGTTTTCTTGGTTTCCTTTTCGCAGTTTCCTTTTGCTTTGCTATTTTCTTTTGAAGTTTTTCTGCTTTAGCCACTGCTTGTTTGACGTCACTAGAGACTTTCCATTGAGAGTCTTCCTGAGCTCGACGTTGTCTCGCTAGGAAATCTTCAACTTCTTTGTCATTGAGAGGTTCGAGGGATGCTTCTTTGGTCATGGTGGTAATAAGTGGATAAGTGTTTAATTCGTTGTAGAGGTACAGCAGCACAAGCCGGAACTATGGTATTTCCGAGTGCTTTTAAACGAGGTATCCGATTGGATAACCCATCATCTCCTCTACAAAGTGTGGGTTCAGATAAGTACTCTCGCCAATGCGGGTCAAGGCGTCTGGAAGTTGGCGGGGTCTGCCACCTGATCGCTCCTGGAAACCTTGGCCTGATCTGCCCTTCCAATCCCGAGCGCATGGGGTTGGCAGGCTGTTCGTCAAGACGACCGCCGAACCAGCTAGCCTTCTTTTCTGGTGAGCCTTCTCGTAGTTCAGGTTGGGACCTGAGTCCTTGTGATCTCTCGCTGTCGGAGTTGGTAGAGGTGGATTCCTCATCTCCTTCAGTTCCTCGAAGAGTTGAATTGCTTTTGGGTTGACTGCTTCCCTGAGATTGGAGAGTTGTGTCCTGCCTGGTCTCGTCTCTGTCACTTGCTTGATCATGGATTCCTTGCTCCTTAGAGGGAGGGAGTCCATTGTGTTTGGGGTAGGCAATGATCCAGATACGTTCTCTTTTATGGCAGGCTCCCACATCTCTAGCTGAAACAATCGACCATTCAGCATCGTACCCTGCTTTGGCAATTTGAAAGAGAATTTCCTGGAAGGTTTCCCCTTGCTGGTGCGAGATAAGATTTCTAACGTTTTCAAGTAAGACGAATCGAGGTCGAATGAGCCTAACCAATCGCATGACTTCGTAGAAAAGACCGCTGCGAGTTCCTTCTCCAATACCCTTCTGCGAACCAGCCACGGACAAATCTTGGCAAGGAAATCCGGCTGTAAGTAAGTCGTACTCTCCTTGGTATGATTGAAATGTGGTGATGTCATTGTGTATAGGAACGTTAGGAAAATTCTTCTTTAAAACTGATTGACAATAAGGATCGATTTCAATGAATTGTTTAGTTTCAAATCCACCGACTAGTCTTTCAGCTGCATAAGAGAATCCTCCTATGCCAGCAAAGGCGTCTAATAGTTTCAACTTACATTGGTTCATCGTCGGTAACAGCGCACCAAGCCATTTGAAAATCTATTAACCATTGTCGCTGATCTTTGGAAAGATACAAGTCATCCATGTGATCAACTAATTCATCTTCAGGAATACCAGCCCAACCTTTTATGTCGGTTGTGAGTGGGCTTATATCTTTATGAAGAAGATCATCACAGCACCAATTAGGTAGTGATTGTTCTTTGCAGAATTTCTCGAGTTGCTCGGATAAGCAGACTCGAAATTCCTTAACAGGAGTAGTAGTTTCAGGCATCAGGATCCTCGATACTATCTATACCGAGACAGTTACTAGTTGAATCAACACGGTCGAGATCTTCGAACTCTGACTCATGCATTTCTTCAACATCTTCAAGACTGTCAGCCTTGACGTGAACGGTATAGGTGGTCTTCTCTGAGAGAGTGACATGGAAAGTTGGCATTAGTTTTCCTTAGGGTTGGTTACGTTATCAACTAATTCCTTATACAACTCCTTGTCATGTGTTGTCTCTACTTGAGTTTGCAACTCTTCTATTGAGTAGTTCTGATAAGTATCTGTTAGTTGTTCAGTAATAACTTGAGTCATCGTTTTGGTGTCCATGTTATCGATGACTAACTCTACATACTGTTCAATCAATCCATCTCTTTGCTTGTCAGTAAGATCAGTCATTAGATTTAATCCCCAAAATGGTAAGAATTTCGTCATAGACTTGTTGACCTGATGAGCTCATGCGGTCATAATCCCATCCCAAGTCCAAGACCTTTTTGATGATTTGTTCAAATTCCTCTTGAGTAACTTTTTTAGTAATGGTTTCAGTCTTCATTTGACCTCGTCATGAATTTGGTATACAACATTTTTGCTGGTTGAGATGCCCAGCGTGGAGTACGAAGACATTCGATGTAATGATCCAAGGTTGGAACAAAACCGAGATCTTCTGTAATGTGTTGCTCAAGGATGAGAGAAGTAGGTACTTTTCTTCCTTTGGAATTAGTGAAGGTGTCGCCAAATAAGGCAACACCATCTGCTATTCCTTGGGTGTGATGACACAACATCCGATGAAGGATCTTGCTGGTACCTGCACGTCCTCTATCCATCCACTTATGTAGTGGTGCATAGTCTTCTGGTTCACCACCAAAAGCTTTAGCAGAACTAACACAGTGATAGTGGTAGTGAGACATTAGAACATCTCCACTTCGACAGATTCGACTTGAATCGTATTGTTCTCGTGATCACAGGTACACTTCCATTGACCTAGATCGTCATGATCTTTTTTGATATCAATTTCACCTTGACCGCCTTCATTGTTATGGAAGCCAGGAGAAACGTCTTGAGTTATCCACCATGCAACTCTTGATACATGCTTATAAATAAAATCATCGCTGGAGATATTTATAACGTTACCTTTCTTGTCATAGAACTCGATATCTTCAATATCACCGTCATCTCCGCAACCTTCATATTTGACATTGATAGAGTCCAATGCAGGATGGACAAGAGTGATTGCATTAAGCCCATGCTTGAAAGCTTGAATCCTTTTCATAAAGAAATCATGATCCCATGCTTTTGATTGAGCCCAAAAAGTATTCCAATCTCCTTCTTTATCAGGGAAGGTAGGCTTCTCTCTGCCTACAACATTCTTTGCGTTTTCGTGCTCGAAGTACTTATCAATACGTTCGAAGTATTCAAATAATGTTTCGTCACGATTCTTTTTAAAGTCCAATGGGACTATTGTGGTGGAATTTGACATGGTTAGTGGTATAGAAGAGCAAAGGGTTGGTCTATAGGACCGTAAGCAAGATCATCTTTCTTATCAATAGGAAGATTAAGCTTGGCAGCTTCTTCCTCTGAGCGAACGACTCTTGCATTTCGTGGAAAATCAACAGGGTTGATTAGGTGATCGAAGCGACCTCCCCAACTAGCAGAGAGTCTGTAGTTGTCAGGTCTTTTGACATCCAAGAATAAAGGTAAATTCTTGGTGTAAGAGTAATGAATCAGATGATTAATCTCTTTAGAAGTATTAAAAATTGCATCACGGAGTTTGACCGAGTCGCAATCACCTGAAACAAACCATCTCACTTTTTCAGCTTTCTTGAAGCCTTTATGTGTAGAGATGGATATGATCATGAGGTCAGTAAGATCTGTAAGAGTTAGAGAATCTATAAGATCTTTGTTATGCCAACGAGCCTTACGGACATTGGGATAACGAGCTTCCATACGTGCTGCATAGCAGTCATATAAAAGGTTGGCAGCTTTAGTGAGCTTGCCTGTCTCTCTGTCAGAAATAACGTGACAGTGTTTAGCACCAGGGCAACAATGGCCAGCTGGTGTGCTAAAGGTGAGGATGGTATCGGCAAGCTTGAGGTTACCTGCCCCAAGCTTTAATAGATCCATAAAAGTACTGATGAAAAGATCCAACAAAAAATCCCTCTGCGCCCACCAACGCAAAGGGATCTCAAGCCTGGACTTACGTGAGATGATATGAACTAATGCTTCTCTATCACTGGATTCATACCATACCCTTTCTGTCTCACGGCCAGAAAAGGTTACATGAATCTTAGTCCATCGAATCTAGGCTGTTATGGAATCTTATCTTCTGTGTTGGCGTATCAAATTCTGCAATAAATTCATTAATCCTTTCAATCATTGCGATTGTGGATGGAGTGGTAGGAACTTGAGATAAAACGTCGTCTCTGAGAGAGACTAATTGATTTCTAGTTACTTCAATGGAACGGTGCATTGTGCGGATGTGGGGTAGATGTTACAAATTGGTTGAACAGAAGTAACAGATTTAGCTGCTTCTTCTATCAGTTTTAGGAAGTTTTGACGAGGATTGGACGTCAGTAGTGTCGATGCGACCATCAGTAAATAAACGAGTACCGTCTGTGTTCAATTGGTATCTAAGGGAGCGTTTATAACTACCCTCCCTTAGTCTATATTTTTGACTGTATGTCTTACGCTTGTGCTTACCCATTATCAGGCAACAGCATCGCTTGTGTAACCTGCTCAGGTTGTGACTTGCCGTCAAATATAACCCAGTATCTTTTGTGGATACGTCCATTGTTATATTTTTGATCACACCTGCCACAGATGGTACCTTTCTTGGTGCGAAGGGTTCCATTGCGGTCAGGTTTAATCACTTTATCTCCTAGTTTAAATCTCGGTCCTTCAGTCTTATTAGATCTTACTTTGAGCTTGTGATGAGTGTCCTGCATAGAATTTGACTTTTGGATGGTCAAGCAAATGGTTAGTAAAGCTAGCATTTAATCTGGCTATTGGGCCATCAAGCTGCTGAGCAAACCTTGCTTCGTCCCCATTTTTAACGTGTTTTGTGTGACTTGTAAATTGGGTGACTGCAGAATGAACACTAAACATATTGTTTTGTCTTGTTTCAAGCTCGTTGCCTATAAGATCTCCTTTATAAATTCTCTCTAATTGATTCAAGAACTTACTCTTGATAGGAGAATTAGGAAACTGAAGGGCATGGCCTCTGTCTTCTTCTGGGATCATATCTTGGAAAAAATCACGCATTAAAATAACACCTTCTTCTTGAGAACATGGTGTATTAATCATTCGGATTTTGTCGTGGATATATTGCTCACCAGTAGTGATAGCAGCATCCATTGCTTGCTCTACGTCGATAATGTCACGCTTTTGTCTATGACTTACTCTTGTGTCTGACCCTTGTACTCGACGTGTCATCCCATTGTCACAAACTAATTCATTTGCATAAACAGTTGCTCTCATGGATTGAGCCTTGAGATAGTTGATGGTGTACATCAAAAAGAAGTCGGTAGTATCACCAACTTTTCTTAACTCAGGAGGATTAAGGTTGGTCATCTTAGAAAAGAAGTACAAGACTTTCTGTTCTGGCAACCAACCAATACCATCAAGGGTAATGTCGGATTTGTTCTCTATGGATTTCTTATACCAATTCAATGCGTCTATTGGATTAACAATGAATCTTTTATCTGAGAATTGACCTAACTTATCTCCGGTATTGCTTTGATACCAATGGACTACGTTAGGATATTCTTTATCGAAATTTCTAGAGTAAAGAGTTTCAGGCTGGACCGTCCAGTTACAACCAATTGATTTCAGTTGTTCTTCTGTCGTTTGCCAATCTCTACACTCTGATTTATATCCTTGGAAGAACTTAGCGTCTTCTCGAGTTAATTTACCGGGAACAAATACATTCGAACCTGGGTCATCAATTTCTTTTGTACAGATACCTGCCGCTGTTTGAGAACGAGGCATAGTTTGGGTGGGAGTAATAGTCATTAAAGAATAGGGTTAGGGACTTCGGAGTGCTAGCTCTGTTGCAATATCTTCAACAATGATCTCAATAGCGGTGAGATCTCTGCGAAGAGAAGGATCTAGCTTGGGTTTGATGTTACGTAATTTTCCAAGTATGAAAGTTACGTTGTCTTTTGTATTAAGAGGTGGTTGATTCTCCTGTTCTTGAACTCGCTTCAATAAGAGTTTGTTCTGTCTGAACTTCGTCAAGTCTGTTATCTTGCTCATCATTTACACCTATAAGTTGTGAGAAAGGAAGAGGTTGATCTAGTTTTCTACAAAGTTCGCAGACTCTATCTTCAAACAACAGTGGATCACGAGTGAATGCAGTACCCTGCACTGGTCTGTTATCCGTGTTGAAGATATTGGCAAAGATGCCACCTTTAGATCCTCTAGATGTGTATATCGTGCCGTAAATATCCCAGAGGTCAAGATTGTTTGTTAGGTGGCAGTCGATAATCGACTCTAAGTCTCCTAACAGGGTTGTAGGTGCGCATTGTATTAGCTTTTTACCTGTATCAGGATTAACTAGGCCTCCACATCTCATTTTGAGAATACCTGTGACAACTTCATCTGTTCGCTCAAGATCAGAAAGGATATTGAACGTTTGAAAAATGAAGTTTAAATAAGGTGTCTTTTGACCTTTGCTGACGTGATGGCTGACTCTAAGGACAGGCTTGCTCCAGAAGACAAGACCTTCGTTTTTCTCTAGCGTGAACGCTGGATTATCAGGAGTCTGACCATACCCGTAGATACAGCCGGATCCATTAATACCCATGACTACAGTGTTGGTCTCGGGTTTGAACTGTCTAGTAGTGTCAACTACAGCAGTATCAGTGGTGAGAGAACTCGTGTTAGAACTCATAAAACAAAAGCAACAACATAAAACGTACTGATGAACAGCCGCACAAAAAGCTCTCCTAAGATAGGAATAATCGCATCTTTCAGATGGAACTACATAACGTTCACGTACCAGAATCTCCAGACAAATCAAATTTGGCACTAATGGTGGGAGGAGAATCTTATGAAGATAAAGTCGGCGCTATTGGAGAGAAGTTGGTTTTATTAGCTGCATTTGCAAAAGAATTACAGACACAGTCTCACCTTATTCACTTCAATTACGAAGGATCTAATTTTCTTGCAGTGCATAAGTTTTTAAAGGATCAGTATGAATTGCATACGGAACAATTTGATACCTTAGGTGAGTTTGTGAGGACGCTTAATTATTGGATGCCTATGTGTTCTAAAGGATTGAAAGAATCATTAGGTCCTTGCTTTAAACATTGCGAGTGTTATGAGGGTAATGCAATGTTGGCTACGTATTATAGAAACCTAGAATCATTCTCCAGCATGGTCAAAATGGTTGAACCAGCCGCACAAGAAACACAGCATTATGATATTGCTAATTATCTAGGTGAATTAATTGGTCAGATATGGAAAACTTGTTGGATGGTTAAGGCGACTCTGAAGAATTAGTAATTACATCAGGAATATCGTGCTGTTCAAAAGCTGAAGCAGGGAGATCAGCAGGAGCAGTAGATGGAAGACTATGAGAAGGTAAGGATTTATTAGCTAAATCGGCATCATCATTACAGAGCCATTTGACGATGGTAACTGGGAATGTTAATGATTGTTCTTCTCTACCAGGTACTTCCAACATTATTTTGGATGTTATCCATGCTATTAATTCTTTCTTGGAAGAAAAAGTATCTAATTCATTAGCCTTGGGTCCATGAATACCTTGTCTGACAGCATATATCTGTTGAATAGTCATAGGTTTTTGCAATCTGCAAATATATTAGTTCAACTGTAGTCATATGTCGGTAGAACTTGCCACACATCTGCAGAACCTCGATGACAAGCTGGGACAGATCGAAGAAACCTTTCCATGGCTGTATGAGATGTACATCCATACGCTAAGAAATGGAAGGGATACGACTCCCCTGGCGGTCGGTATCGAACTTGCCAGTCACCTAGGTATGTCTGTTGCATATCAGTAGGATGGGACGTCTAAAAAAGCCTCGTCTTTACAATCGGTAGAGCAGGTTTGGTCATTAATAGCACATTCAGATATGCATTCGAAATATTGATCTACTTGATCTAATTGAGTCGCGTCTTTAGGTAGGAGAGTGGGTGAAATGGTCTTCATGTCGGAGCCTCCTTGCGTGTCTGTATTTGGCTTTTCGTTGGATACCATAGAGAATAATAAACCAAGAAAAGAATCCTAATAAGTCTAAGAAATTCATAAAAATAAGTCCATGTAGTGAAAACAACAGTCTGCTAGTATTACCTCCCTCGAGGGATCAATGTAATATTTTTGACTCCACTTCCCTTTGTCCATTTAACTCTGACCCTGTGAGCAGGGAATTTATAGGACAATTTAACCCATTGGATGAAGCGTTTGAAATGTTTCATAAATCTATAAGTTCTTTAACGAGCAAATACTCTGTCTGGGCATTACGCCAAGGAATTAGTTTGGCATGTCCTCCTGTCCCTTTTTTGAAAGAATAAGAGAGGACTCGACTACCTGACTTCTTCCATGCGTAACAATCCTTTTGGTCTTTAGAGCAGACAGAGATAGTTTTACCTAGCTCTAGATCTAAAAGAACACTTTTGCGAAGATGGTCATCGTTGTTCTTCTTCATTTTCTTTGCGTTCCTCCTCGAAGAAATGTTCTAAGGCAGGATCTCCTATGCAATTTTGAATGTTATAGGAGTCCAAAGTATAAGGAGGTGGATAGTCGCTTTTGATAGGCCAGTCCACCTCTTTGTCGACATAAGAGATAGTAATCTCTTCTGGTAATGGCTCAATAGAACTGTCTGCAATCTTCCCATCCTTAATAGTGAGAATGATTTTGTAGTCTTGCATCGTATTCAATACCTATTGAGACATATATTAGTTATGTATCAGTCTCTTGACTGAATTGTTCTTGCCTTCTGATTTGGCCATTAGCGATAAAGTCTTTACCACTGTTAATAGCACAGGAGACAACGGATCTTTGTATATGGTCGACTGTAAATGCAGGCTTGCATCCTAAGCGTTTAGCAGCATAAAGCATGCCATCGCATAGCTGTTCGATCATGTACTGAAAGTCTGGGTCCAACTGTCTAGAAGAGTCAGTGGAATTGACACCATTTGTTCCGTAGTTGTCGGAGTAACCTTCAAATCCAGCGTCTTGCCAGTTTGTTTCAATGAGCGTAGAGTCGTCTTCCATTTTCGTGTTGCTTGTTTGTTGCTCGTCGCTAAAAATGAGTACGTCGACTCCGAGGTCACGGTTATATTCGATTCTTGTTGTGTAAGTGTTTCCTTCGATTGGAGTTCCATTTGTACTGAATGGCTCTCCTTTCTTGAATAACTCATTGATTCTTGCTCGTGCTGATGCAGGGAAGGAGACTGTCGCATTGACAGGTGCTCCGTTTCTTCCTCTGACGAGATAGTCGAATCTAACGAACCAATATCCTGCGTGTGCAGGCTTTGATTTGACGCAGGCTGTTGGGATGCCTGTGAATTTGTGAAAGGATTTGTAAGGTGACTTGGTTTTCGTAGGGGTGGTAACCATTTGACTGAATAGGTAGGTGGAATGAAATTAATAACGATAGCTTCTATGTCTCGAAGACAGAAGACAATAGAGTCTCCTTGCCTGGAGGAGTTACCTCCGACAAATACATCAGTCCATAGGAAAGCTAATGCTTCTTGCGTAACAGGAGTTAGGAAAACTTCACTCGCTCCTTTACGTGTTGAGACTAAGAAGTCATGCGTCATTCGAATCTATAAGCTCGATGACTACGCATCTTAACTCCTTGAAATTGAACTCCATGTTTGAGATGGTTCTTGATCATAGATTTCTTAATAGAAACAGATACTTCTTTACAATCAAGAGGTATTTCTTCCCAATCGATATTGTCGTAGTCGACATCAACGACATTGGAAACCATCTTGGACTTCATCTCGAAGTTTGGAAAGCTGTATTTAGTTTCGTTCGGATGTAAGACGCTCATAACATCTAAAATCCTTTCTTCTATTTGATCAGCTTTGTGTTGAGCTTCAGAAGCTAAAGCATTTAGTCTTTTGACTTCTTGCTTACGTACTTGAACCAAAGAGAGATATTTCTGTCTGAGGTGAAGGATGCGATCAGCTTCTTGTTCGAACTGTTCAGACTTACTTAAATACTCCTGAATGCCCTGATATAATTCATCTCTTTCTTCGTCTGTTTCTACATCTGCAAGTGAATCTATTAAGATCTCAATCGGACTTAAAGATCCTTTGCTTTGAATGTCGAGGTCGAAGGATGAAATCTGGGACTTTAGTTGGGTGGAGATCCCCTTCGCAGAGGTCACCGGAGTAGAGGGCAAGGCAGTAGTTACCTGCGTCTTCTTTTGTGTCGAAGCTTTCGACCCATCTGAGGTTGGTTTTGTGGTCATGAATTTGAATCCTTTTGAAATTGTCTCGATAAGGTGTGGCTGTGTATCTATCCATGGGTTCTACCGAGTCTTGAGGTAAGTAGGCAGACCAATGAACGTACACGTCTTGCTTTGGTTTGTGGAATACCTTGAAGGGATTTATGTGAATTTTCAATCGCTTCAAGAAGTTGGTAAATTCCGTCATTGCGGCAAGTGACTTTAGAAGCAGTACCATGTACAAGCATTTCTAATTAGTAGATAATTAGATGATGCCGAATAAAACAAGTTTTGGGTAGTCCTGGTCTTAAGCTTTAGCCAGATAAGCGGAACAGACCATCCATAGCTAAAGCTGCCAGGACTGTTACTTGTTACACAGCAGCAGGTGCTTGCTTCTTGGCAGTATTGTTCTTAGCAATGGCAGCATTGTCAGCGGCTGACTGTTGAACCATCTTTGCTATGTACTCGCCAGAGATTGTCCAGCCTTGGTAGATCCTGCTTTCGTAGGTCTGACCTGTAGTCGGACATGTGAAGTCTTCCCCTTCAGCAACTGGACATGACATCAATTCAGCGACAGAAGTCTTTTTGATGATGTCAGCACAATCTTCGTAGGAAGTTTTAAATACTTTTGGGATACCTTCGTTACGACCAGAAAGCCTATTGAGCTCCCATACGTTGACGGTGGCTCCGCCTTCTCTATATCGGTAGTAAGAGATGAGTCCTCCGAAGAATTCCGCGAATGCAGGTGCTTCTTTGGTGTAGAACTTGGGTTTTGGTTTTGAGTTCATTGAGATTGTGAACGTGAACAACCCCCATCATCAACACAAAAAGTACTGATGAAAAAGGTCAAATAAGAAAATGAAACAACGTTAAACTATAGAGAGTACGGTTGTTTCATTAGTAAGAATGAGAAGACAGTTAAGAGATCTAGAGGCCGCGATTATAAATCAGGCTCGAACTCGATCTCAACAAGCTAAAAAAGGTCAGGTAGACGAAATTACCGAGGCTTACAAGAGAAAGCTTGGCGTCACGGGTGAAGGTGAGATGACCAACGAGAATGTATATAAGGTTGCAGCCGATACATTAGGAATAGATGTTGAGGACTTAAAAGCGCGTGTCCAGGCAGATGGAGCAGAGAATATAGCTAGAGATGTAGCAGAGAGGACTCAAGATCCTAGGAATTTTAATTTCGGCACCAGATATAAAGGTGTTGAAGCAGATATTAATGATCAAATAGCTCAAAACATTTGGATGAGGAGAGCTATTGCTCCTGCTGCTGCTGCTAGTGGTGCAGGTGCTGCTGGTGTTGCAGTTATGAATTGGATTGACCCTGAAAGAGGAATGTCGATCAGTACTGGGATGAATCCAGAAATGCAAACTATTACAGCTTTAAATGAATTTTTGAATGACAGTACACCTATTAAGAGAGAAACTCAGGCACTACCTGGGGTAGGTACACCAGTACAAGCCACTGCTAAGCAAAATTTATCGTGGCATCAAAAGCCTTATAGCGAAAGGAATGCTATAGAGAAAGCTCAGACGATGGCACGTAACTTAGTACTTGGATTGAATCCTGTCGTAGCGGCAACGGTTGCCACCACTACCGACATATGGGATAAAGATCGTTACTCATGAGATTAGCTGGCGACCTATTTGATTTTGATCTGACTGAGGGTTTACCTGCAGGTAATATTGACAGTCTGAGGCGTGGTTTCAGGGCTGACAAGATGATACCTAAGTCTTTGACTCGTGGTTTCTACAATCTTGGAGATATCAAGAGAAATGAAATGGCTCCTGAAAACAGTGAGCCTGAATACACATTGACAGGTGCTTACCAACCTGAGGTTACTTATGGGCTTTAAGCTTTTCTCCGTAGTAATTAAGGTTAATAACTGACCTATATGGTTGGTCGGTGCATGCTACACCTCTGTGTTGGTATTTGTTGGAGAAGATAATAACTCTATTAGCAACAGTATCTATCTTCTGCTCAAAGTTATCTAGGTCTGGGTGAAGAATACTTGTCCATCCGTTACATGTTGTTAAATGAAGTATGGCAACAGTGCAATTATCTCCATATACCTCAGGTGGATTTGCGTCATGGTGGTAGGGAGCATGTATATGCTGTTCTTTGGCAACATTAAGGTTGACCTTCAGCCTGACAGGCACTCTTGCCTTAAGATTTTGAAATAATGGAATAAATCGTGGAAAATTGTCAGATATAAAGTAAGTCGGTGAGAATGATATGTGGGTTGCAACAAACTGTATATTGGCATCAGGTGGTAAGTCTTTGAAATGATCAATATATCTCTGCGTTTCTTCGTCTGGCATATTAGGAGCTCCGAAACCAGCTAGGGAACTTAAACCCCACGGTTGGGAAACTTCTATCCATTCTTTCAGTTGATCGAAGTATTCCTGACTGCAGAAGTTATCAATAATTTGGACGTCTTCTAATGCCATTAGTAATTTTGATAGACATAGTTAACAATAAGGTAAACGCTAGCAATAATGATTGCCAGTAATAAGAGGTGAGTCATGGGTGCTGATGTAAGAGAGAAAAAAAGCCCTAACAGTTAGAGCTATTAGGGCAATATATTAGTCCTTGTTTGGGTAGAAGTTGGGGTACTTCTTCTTGCTTATAACGTGATTGTTTATATTACGAGGCACACCTCGCTTATCACGGTAGACGCAAATTTCACCATCGTAAAACTCAGCTAGAAATTGAGCTAGTTCTAGTGGTACGTTCCTCATTGCAAAGAGGAGTTTGACTATAAGAGGGATAATTGGTCGAGAGGCTGCATTAATAAAACGAGCAAGAAGGTCAAGGATGTTCTTTGCCTTCCGATAGGTTTTCATTGCGAATTCGGAAAGTCTTGCCATAAGATTAACGCGGTTTGACTCATTTAGCTCTTCATAGTCAATGTCAAGGACTTCTCCAGGGACTTCGGTAGTCAGGATGGAGTTCATAAAAGTACTGATGAAAAGGTACAAAAAAGCCCCACCTCAAGGGCAGGGCTGGGATTTAGATGTGAGATTCATCAAGAGTGTCATCAAAGAGAAGTTGATCGGCTGCGTAGCCTACTCTGTCTGGAATCTCTTCCTCCTCGTAAAGACTGTTAGTTAGGTGAGTGCCTATCCATTCAGTCTTATCAGGGTTGATCTTCTTAGGAAGACCTTCGAAGCCACGTCGGTCACTCATTAGTTTTCCTCGTTGAGATCTGAGTATTCTGACATAGCCTTCTCCTCTTTGGACTCGAGTGCAGCCTGACGCTTTGCATAATCAACAAGTTGCATCTTGCTTTGATCGTGAGACCATTTCAAGATGTCATATCTATGGTTGATCTTTTCGAGTAGAGTCTTGTGAATTCTCTCTAGGCCGGGCTTGTTGAAGAGGTGCATAGCATCAATAAGAGCTAGTGCCTCCTTAACAGTGATCCATCCTAGATCAATATCAAGATCTTCTACTTTGGGTTCAGGCTGATCGTACTTAGATAGCATGTCGTACTGATGAAAAGGTACAAAAAAGCCCCATCCAGCATGTGAAAGCTAGACAGGGCTGTTGGGTTAGAAGTCAGCAATAGCAGTATTCTCTTTAGGAGCGCTAGTCAAGACATCGAAGGCAAAAACCTTCTTGCTTGGGTTGTAGCGCAGAGTTTTCTCTTTCTGACCAGTAGGTTGACTATTGTCATCCAAGATGTCTCTTAGTTCAATGTCTTCCTTCTTTGAGTACCATTCCCAGTAGAGTCTTACAACTGCATATTCAGTCGTGTCAACCAATTCCATGATTTGGTCTCCTACTGGGTTTGGCTCTGCCTCTGTGCCATTATTCCAGAAGTCAAACCAGGTCTCCCTGACTTTAACTTTCTGGTAATTGCCGTCACCCATGAAGATGTCGACTGACTCTCTTACAGGAGCAACAAAGAGGTTGGGAGAGATAACTGTGCCATCCTTCCTAGTACCAGGTTTTGCATAATTGATTAGACCAACCGTAGTAAAGTCTGCTCTCTGCTTACGGATCTCTAGCTTGGAAAGGGTTGGAGACTGAACAGCTAATAGCTCTTCATAATTGTCAGCAACCTCATTCTTTGTGCCAGATGCAATCCTTTGCTTAGGAGTCATTTCTGCAAAAGTGGTAGAAGCGTTAGCCATAGTACGCAGCACTAAAAGTACTGATGAAAAGGTACAAAAAAGCCCCCACTCAGAGAAGTTGAGCAGGGGCGTCGGGTTAGTCAGTCCAGAAATCGAAGCTACTATGCCAACCTTCAGCTGAAATATGTCTAAAGGCATCGACACGAGCGTGGGCTCTTTGGGCTGACCCGTCTTCTAAGTATGAAAGCAACGCTGCACGTATAGAATCTTGTGCGGTGGCAGGCCGACCTTCATTCAAAAAACTAGAAGCCATGGTGGTGAGCAGTACCTAAAACGTACTGATGAAAATGGACAAAAAACCCCCACTCATACAAAAGATGAGCAGGGGTGTTGGGTTAGAAGGGGCAGTTTGGATCTGCTACCATCGCATCCAAGGCGTCGTTTTCTATTCTCGTTAGGTTGTCATCAATAGTCTTCTTGAGCGTGATCAATTGTTTCTGCGTAAGAACTTGGCTATGCCCGTGTTCTAGCAAATCCATGATCTTCTCAAAGTAAGACAGACCGACCTCAGTCCTAGAAGGAGGCTGTGGGGTGGCCTTGAATACTGCGTAAGGAGAAGAAACCGGCTGAGCGCTTTGTGTCATCGTTCGAAGTACGGATGAAAAGGAACAAAAAAACCTCACCTAGCGGCGAGGTAGCGCAAAGTAGTACGGGACTACTACATGAAGATAGGAGCTAAAGGATTGAAGAATCTAGTGACAGACTGACCAACCCAGTACCAACGGATGACGGTGCCTA